TCACGTGGTTGAATCAAAATGATATGTTGATCTGGAACTTCTTTAGTCATAAACCATTTATTCCATTGTTTGGCAAAAAAATCACCTTTATCATGGCATTGCCATATAACAAATGCAACCCTTGATAGAAAAAAAAGACCTAAATCAGAAATATCAATCTCCCATTTAGAACATTCTTCTTTAGCATCATCAAAAATCTTTTCAATATCAAAATCGCATAAATCATCGTCATCCAACATCTTAATCACAGCGCGAGTGTAATCAACCAACATTTTACCATACGAAAATTTTTGGTTACGCTCAACAAACTCATTCCACTTTTTTTTATTTATAATCATATTAAACTCCCTTCGCTATCATTTTCATCTCCGGTGAACCTCTTCTTGTCTCCTCACCAGTCGCAGCCCTCCTTATAGTAACAGGAGAAAAGGGTCCCACCTCAGCACACTTTTCTTCCACTTTTATTTTCCTTCTTTTTCGTTGAATAGCTTTCCCCGAACACACTTTACTACAATAGATACTGTTAGGTCCCCCATTGTAAATCTTGTCACAATATTTGCACACTTTTTCTACTTTTCTTTTTAGTGCATGATATCGAGTAGAACATATATTTGAACAGAAACACCTTCTCCCCTTTTTGTAAAATGTCCTACCACAATTCAAACATGATTTTGTTTTTCCCTTTTTTTTAACTTTAATGACTTTTGGCAATACATTTTTTGCCTCATTTTTAGTTGATTTATCAAAAAAATTTACAATTTCAAAAAGCTCTTCTTTTGAATCAGTTTCTACTGTTATTCCACTCGGAAAATTTATCTTTGCCATAATCCCTCCCCTTTTTTTTCAAACAATTTTAATTTTATTTACCACTCACCACAATCACGACCATAATCATCGTGCAACCGGACAACATCATCTAATTCCGGGGTAGAACATTCAAGTAGCACACAATCCCCTTTCATGGACGCTATAAATCTATGTTTCTTTTTAGATCTAATTCTTTTACAAAAACCCATGCGACCAGTCATGTATGAATCATCCAAATTTAATATCAATTCACCCTCCAAAACAAATATTGTCTCATCCTTCTTATTATGGTATTGATAAGATAAACGACAACCTCGTTTAATAAAAATCTTCTTCAAAACATAACGAGATGTTTGCACCAAAATCTCTTCATATCCCCAAGGTTTATCTATTCTTCCCATAACTACCCTCCTTAACCGTCTTTTTTTTCTTAATAACAAATCCATCAAATTGCTCAAAAAACTCTTTTGGAGTGCCCTTCCATAATTTCCAAACATATATATCATCAGAACTGTTTTTACTAATCCACTCCAAAAACATCTCTAAAGTCAACTCTTTTGCTTTCTTCATCCATTTATTATACTTCTTTAAACCTTTTATTTTTTATGCCACTTCTCTCAATAACTCAACTATACATTCAAATAATTACAAAACAATATTGCTAGACGAATGTTTACTTCTAGCAAGTTTTTCTTTCAAAAATGCCATCTTCAAGACATTTCTACCCGCATTACAAGCCGCATTAACGCTAGTGGGCGTTAACTCTTTGTTTGTTACTTTTCGTGATAACTTCCAAAAGTAATTCATGAATTCGTCGGACGTCACTTCTGATGTCACCTTTCGATTTTTCTTCATTTCTTCCTCCTTTTTTATTTTTATATTGTTTTTCAATTTCAAGCATTTTTAACCTTATATCCGCAAAACTACCCCAATTTACAAGACCATAATACTTTTTAATTTTAGCAATATTTCTTTTATACGACGTCTTTCTCCACCGCGACATCTTTTCTGGATTTTCTTTTCGCGCTTTTTTTAAATAACAACATACACACAAACCTTTTGCCACATGAAATTTGTCAAACGAATTACAAACCACACATTGATCAAATTTTTTTGCCCATTTTTCCCTATTCTTTCGCGCAAATACAGTGTAACAAGAAGCGCACATAGTCCGGTTTTTATGCGTTAATTTTTTGTTCTTGCTACAACTTTCACACACTCCATTCTCCGCTTTATTTAAAAACCTTCTTCTCCCCCTTTCTCTACTTTCATAAGTCTTTTCTTTATTTTTTTGAAAATAACAAGTACGACATAAACCGTTACCGCTGTGTTTTTTTTGCGCTGCCCCACACTTAACGCATTTATCATATCTCCTAGACCACTTACATAACTCCCTATATTCTTTATGACTTACAATCCCCATTTTTTCTCTATGTCTTCTATTGTAACATCTATCGCATAAACCCTTCGCCAAATGAGGTCTAGCAATAGTCCCACATTTAATGCATTTATCAAATGCAAAAGCCCATCCACCTTTTTGAAGTTTTCCCTCCTTTCTTCTCTTAATTTCACTCCTACACCTAGCACAAATTCCTTTTCCAGTAAAAACACTGTCTGTTTTACCGCATTTAACACAACAAAAATAATCTCTGGCCCACTTATGTTGAGGAAGTTTTTTTTGCCTACGCTTAACCCAATAACAGCGAGCACAAAAACCATACGACAGATGCTTCCTTTTGACACTTCCGCATTCCAAACACTTATCATATTTTTTAGCCCACTTCTTCATCTCTATTTCCCCTTATGCCACTTCTCTCAATAACTCAGTTGCGTATTCCTCAATTTGAACACGCTGATGAATTTTCAATTTCTGAGCACCTCTCGTAAATGCATTGATAATCCCGAATAAAGATTCATGCGGTTCTATATTATAAGCCGACACAAAAATGTCTTCCCACTTCTTTGGCCAATTCTCTTTTTTTACTGTTTCTTGAATAATCATCAAAGGATCACTCACCTTCACTTCACGAGAATTTTGAAATTTATTGAAATAAACTTCAAGATGTTCATCCAATGAATTGACTATCGTTTCACACGTATGATAAATACGATCCTTATTGCCACGATGTCTAAAATGAAAACCACCAACATCCCGAGGAAGAACTAACCCATTCGTACAAACTAAACGATACATAAACGCCCTAAACTGCACCGCCATGTAACCAACCTCAGAATTGTTGATCATAACCCCTCTTTTTGTAGGGTCCCCAATTTCTATTGCAACTTTTTCTTGCTCAACAAAAACTCCACGAAAAGATGTCATCAATTCACCATGATAACAACTGATAATCTCAATTTCTCTAGATACCATAAATGGTTGAATCAAATCTATTAAATCATAATCATCAATAGACGTGTAGCTTGGTGTAAGAACAGCGCGAACCCGATTCTCTTTGATTGTTCGTAATTTCAAATCTCCCAAACGATGTTTAAGAAAATAATTGATATTATCTTCTTTTAAATCTGGTGGACATTTATTGATATAACCATTGGGGATGCCGAGTCTTCCACACAACTGCCCATGCGCCCATTCATCAAGACTAAACTCGCCCTTCTTAGTCAATAACGTAGGGCGATTAAATTTCTCATCATATTTGTATTCAACTTCAGGGTAAGAAACAATATGATCCACAGGATTCAATTCCTGATGGCGAGCCACTATCTGTTCTTTTAATTCATCATATTTCATCATTTTTATCTCCTTTTAATGTTCTGATGTTAAAGATCAATTATCATTACCTTACTTCCTTATTATCAAAAAATAAAAAACTATTTTACTTATAATTTCATCATAATTGATTCAGCTTTTATACGATTTTTCATTTCCCCTACTTTCATCCCCACACACTTATTAGATTCCAATAAATATATAACATACACACCGTCATCCTCCATCATCACTTTCTTACGACCATCTTTTGCCCTCCCTTCATACCTCTTTTCACCCTTCAATGTTACAATCGTTTCCTTCAACAAATACGGGATAAATTCCCAGTCAACCCTTTCCCCGCATTCAGGGCACACTGTCCACACTTCTTTATCAACAATCGTCTCATAACCGCACCCACATATTTTTTTAAATTTCACCTTTTACCCCCAATTTAATGTGACCTTCTTTTTCAAGATATATTATCATTCTTGCTAGAGCGTTTGGTAAAGATTCATCTACTATTATCCAAGAAAGACCATCAGGCATTGTATCTCGATATTTTATAAACCATCCATTACTTTTTTCTATTAACAAATAATAACTAATTCTTGATCTTAAGACTCTTTCAGGCAACACCTCCAACATCTCGACAACTGTGGGGGCAATTAGTGCATCGCCATCAAATGGTTCTAGCTCCAGAACATAGTCTTCTGGTTGGTTTAGCGAATCATAAGTAGGATTCCACCAATACAACCCTTCACGTTCCCACCCCAACCCTTCAAGCGCTTTGCACAACTCGATCGATGGAACTTCTTTGTTTAACATATTAATCTCCTATTTTACGAATGGCTGCTACCACGCTATGTATTCCTTGTTCGTCTGTAGTCATATCGAACTTTTCAGCCACCTTTGCCGCCTTCTCAATAGTCTCTTGTATCTTCTGACGTAGGAAGGCTTTAAACACTGCAATCTCACAGCCGTGTGTCAACTTCTTATCTATTTCATTGACTATCTCATCTATGTAACTCATATTAATCTCCTATTTCACTGATGGTTGACGCAATAGCTCTACATGTGCTTGCTTCGTGTTCATCAAAGCTATCCTTTGCGAAATCTTCAGCCACCTTTGCACACTTCTCGATAGTCTCTTGTATCTTCAGCCGGAGAAAGGCTTCAAACGCTGGTGAATCTGTTATAGCCGTTATCTTTCTAAACAGTCCGAACTCTTCATGGAGTTCTTCAACTTTTTCATCTATGTAATTCATATACCCCCCAATTCTTTCAATCGTATAAACTTTTTGAACCTCAAGGTACTTTGCAGCTATTTTTTGATGAGGTAGATAGCCTGCCGTCGGTTGTGTAAACTTAACCTCATCACCTTTCTTTGAATGTATATTCATTCAACTTCCTCTTGTTTTTGAAACCTTGAATAATACTCTAATCTCCAACTATCCATCGCCTGACGTTCTCTTATACGCTGAATTTCATCAGCCACATACAATGGCCCCAACAACTCCCTATTGTAACGAGGATGATAGAGCTTCGTCCATGCTCCACCAATTCTTTTCCCAACTACCACCATTTGTTTATTCATTTTCTCCCCCTGTGTTTTCTGGCAATGCTTCTATCACCTGTTTAAGTGTTGGCTCTATTTCCTCACACTTACATCTACAACACACATTCTCTCTAAATCTTGCCGATTCATATGCATCCAAAAACATTTTCTTAATATCAAGCGTTTCCATAATCACCCCTTTTATTTTTTTATTATTTCTAATTCATAATCAGCAGGCAACCAACCATAATACACTAACGATTCACTCTTACAACGATAAAGCACCGAATCAACTTTGCGTTTTGGTGCCAACTTCTTCATAACACACTTAGAACACTTTGGCTTAACTTCAATGATCACACCCTTTTTGCTTTTATATTTAGTGCGTTCATCTGCATGCCGAGCTTCAATCATTTTGAACTCCTATCTTCAAAAGTTTCCATCCAATCTTTCAACACTTCCCTCGCCAATTCTTTGTTTAAATTAAATTGTTTCTCTAAATATGGAATAGCACCAAACATATTCGTTATACCACTTTCCCTTAATTCATCCAAAAATAAATAGTATTGTTCATTAAATTTTAATGGTAAATCCGTCATATATCCCTCCCTATTAAATAATTGATAAGTCTAAGCCATCCCAAAAATCAATAACATCGACATTCCCATACTTTGCCCGAAGCCTCCTGCCACGTTCAAATGCCTCCGCATAAGTGCGAAACACAACATTATCATAATAATATGCCGGACAACTCAATGCCTCATCTTTCCACCTACACTTAAACAAATGTTCAACATTCGCTTCAACATTAACAGACACAACCGCCGAATCCTCAAACATATTTTTAGCCTTCCCATAAATACGTTGCCGTATCGATTCTGTTGCCGTATAAAACACAACACCACCTTCATCCAACAACTCAACTTTTCCATCTCTCCAAACTCGCCATTCCATGGTTTTCATATTGCATCCTTGTATTGTTGAATTTCCCACTTCATAAATTCATGATATTCCTTGGAAGGCGGGCACTCTCTTTCCAGCTTTTCTAAATCATTCTTTTTAGAAGTAAACATTTTCGCAATATCAAAACCCATCGACTTACAAAACTTAATATGACAACAAACTTCCAACTTTTCTTTTTTGATTTCTTCGTTCATATTACCTCCCTTTTATTTTTATAACCTTATTATACTGATTTTACCACAAAAGAAAAGGTTTTTTTTACTTTTTTTATGTCATTAAAAATACTTTCAAAATCAAATACTTACATCAATATCTAAATGTTTTATTTTTTTATACCCACTAATTTCTATATTTTAAAAGTCACAATACAAAAATAGAGGGACAAAAACATATGTCCCTCATTCAATCATTTATCAAACTAACAAGTCTCATCAGCTTTAAGATATTCTAAATCACGATCTAATCTGAAAAACCCGAATATCTTATCCGGATATCCAATAGAGTAATCTTTATGACCTTTTTTAGTTTGTTTTCCAGCTAAGAATTGATCAACAGTTTTCCCCATATCCTTGCTTTTTCTTTCAACCTGCCTACATCGAACTTCATCTTTTAAAGACCCTTCCGCTATAACATAAGAATACCTTCTATCAATACAAAAACCCTCCCAAAAACGATACAACTTATTATCCGGAATCTTTTCTATATCAAGAAATAGATTCCTATCCTCCAACTCGACCTCTTCTTTACATTTGCCAAACGATACAACTGGTGTGAAATTATAAAACGCGACTGGTATAGTAGATCTCCATGATGCCCCCATCACTCCCCCCTTTCAATTGTCAGTTAACATACTATACTTCAATGAAAACAAAAAAAAAGTTTTTTTTAAACTTTCTTTAAACACCATTAAATATCAATCACTTCACTCATTGAACAAAAGGCATGTCTTGAAAATCAATGCTGTAACTATCCAAAATATCTTCAACCTCTTCCACGCTCTCCACATCTTTCATTTTATACAAAACATTGTAAAACATCAAAGCTGTTCCCTCCAAATTATTGATAATTTCAGCCTGTTTTTCCATCATATCTTGCTTTTCATTTACGATATTCTTCCACATATTCTCGCGTTTATAAAGCTGAGTCTGAAAAACCTCAATGATCTTATTCTTTACTTGAATGTCTTCATTTAAAACATTCAACTTATTCTCAATATCTTTCATATCTTCCTTCACTCCAGATAAAGAAGAAAAAACAGATAAACTTTCCCAAAAATTTTTTTTTGTCTTCATAATTAACTCACTTGCATTGGCATGATTAAAGAAAATGTTTCATAATCTTCTTTACAACAATCAAAAACAACAGGGGAATGATTGTCTCTATAGTATAATGTTACCCCTTTACCCACACTCTTTTTAATTGCATCCATTAAATAATAAGGATTTAACCCAATGTACACCGGACTTGTCTTAGAATTATAAATTGCAGGAATAGAATCACTAATACTCCCATAGGCTCGATGATTGATCTTGGCTTGCAACCTGCATCTTTCCATACCAAATACCACTTTCGAAAACCCTTTTTCATATAGAATAGAGAACCTCTTCAACATACGATAAAAATCATCACAGTTTAGCATCATCTTGCCGAACTCTTCCCGATACTTAAAAGAAAGGTCATCAAACGACAAAAAACAATTCGAGTCATCACAAAACTTTATTTTACAACAATTTTGTTCATTATAAAGTTCAATTTGATTGTCATGAACAATCACTCTCAACAAACTGTCATTCTTACAAAAATTCAAAAAATTCAACATATCATTGACATTCTTTAATGATAATGTAAAACTAACGGTACCATCAAAATCAAAATGCATAATATCTTTTACTACACCACAATTCATCCTCTCACCATCAGTGCAAATTATTTTGATAGTTTCACCAAAATCAAACTTCACACAATCAAAACCATAATCATCACCAATAATGGAAATTACAGAACTGACCACATCTTTGAATAAGTCATTCTTAATCCAACATGACAACCCTTCCTTTTTATTTTTTTGATTAAAATTTGAAAAACTTTCCAATTCAAAAAAATAAACCAAAAACTCAGTGTTATCCTCCTTAATGACGCACATCTTTGTTCGAGTATCTATTTCAAAAACAACCTCTTCATTTCTACAAAATCTTAAAAATCGTAACAACAGATCAGTCAATACACAAAAAGAAAAACTGTGAATGTCGCTTTCCACACAATCAAGAGTAAACTCTCTATAAACCCTTGCATTTCCTGCAAACAACTCAATCTTATTGTCATTGATTGAAAAAGTCGTACACTTTGAAATCAAATTCCTAGCCTTACCAACTGTTATTTTATTCAATTCCCCAAGAACAGATAACAAATCTTTTCTGTTAATTACCACTCTCATTGTCACCCTCAACTTTTATTTTCTTTTTAACTTTTAAAACTTCAACATCAAATATTGCCTCTTTCCCTGCTATGTCCTTACGAATCTCATTATCGGGAAACTTAAAGTTAATTGAATACTTTTCGCCCTTCTTCTTACCTATCAAAGATGCACCAAGTTCTGTCCAACTCTCCGGACCACCAATTTTGAGCCTATAATAGTCAGCTTTATTCGCTTCAAACTCTTCATCATTTATATGAGCCTCATACTTCATTATAACAACATCACCATCTTCTGCCTCTAAATCACTGTCCTGAACGCCATCCCTACCATCTAACGCCTCTTCGTTGATTTTCATCTTCGCCAATTGAAGGTCAGAATAACAGATGGCGAACCCTTTCTGATATTCCTCCTCGCTTAAAATACCTTTTTCATTCAAACGTCTTTTCAAAACATCAACACTTGTCTGCAAAACCTCAAGCGACTGCCTGAACAAAGAATTCGCACGACTGAGAATGCTGACTTGCTGAATTAAAACACCAGCAGTTTTATTTACCTCATTTTTCACCGCAGTACTAAGATCCATAAAAGGTGATGGTGTCTGAGCCTTTAATGGTTTTCTAATATTAGTTACACTGCCTTTTTTTGGATCAAAACCTTTTTTCATGGCTTCCCCTTTTCTGATAATAATTATTCTACATCCTCCACAGGGACGTCAAATACATCGCCCGTCGACTGATGTTGAATGGTTAAAATATCATGATTAACACCTATCACTTTACATAAATCATACGCACATACTGGTCTCTCAGCAACACTAGGATTAAGGTTGCTTAAAGATATCAACTTAACTGTAAGACCCTTGAATCGACTGTTATCAATTTCATCTTTTTTACCATCTTTTTTACCATCTTTTTTAGGTCTTCCCCGCTTTTTTTTCTTTTCTTCAACCGCCCCACCTTTTTTCGTATCATCTTCCGAAGATAATCCCACCAATTTTTCAGCCAACTTCTTAAGACAAAAGATTTCTCTCGAAGAAAAATCATAAAACCTTATTTTTTCATCGCCCACAACACCTTCTTCACCCAACATATCTTCTTCACTTTCTATTTCTCTGATCTTCTCTTTGGCAAAAATAACCAATGCATCAACCACTTCTTTCGCAACTTTCTCATCAATTTCATCAGGAAAATGTATCGGGAATTTAGACCATGATTCAACTAGCTTATACAATTTAACTAAATCTATTTTGTGCTGAATCTGTTTTAATTTTTGTTGTAATTTCATAGTACCTTCCTTTTACTTTATTTTTTTACAAAAATAAAAAACTATTTTACTTATAATTTTCTTTTCCCACTCCAACAAACTGAAGCTCTTGAGTGCCAGGCTCAAATTGCCAACCTGTTTGAATGTGCACTAATTGACAACGACACCGAGGATGAACCGAACCGATTACAGGTTTCCAATCTACAGCTTTCCTACCATAATTATCCCCATTCGCCTGCAATTCCGAGAGAGGATAAACTTTTGGTGACCCATCTCCACTAACAAAAAACTTTCTACAATGAGGACACAAAGCATTGTCCATCACCACAATTTTCGCAACATAAACATCTTTCAACTTCTCACCCTTTTCCTCACTTTGCCTAACAATAGCATCATAAGCACCGTAATTTACTGCATTAGTCATTTCAGTTTCGGCCACCCTCTGCCAATCTCGAAACATATCTTTTGTCTTATCTCTTAATTCTGAAGCAACTGCCCCAACCGTTTTTCTCTTGATTATTCCACTAACAATTGTGGGACGAACAATTTCCGTTAAAATCTTGTTTCTATACATAAGATTTTGTTTACCAATAATTTGAGATACAGTGGTCTTAAAATTATTCTGTAACTTAGTTACGTATTCACCGACAGATTCTTTCACATATTTCAACGCATAATTTTCAGTGTCTGACATTGGCAATGCCAACTTAGCGAGTCGTATGTCATCTATTACCGCATCTGGAAGTTTCACAGTGGGTCTCAGACGTCCGATGTAATACGCATCCTCAACCAACCCTACTGGAATTTCCAACGAATAAATACCTCGCTGTATCAACTCTTCAATCTGCTCCCTACTCAATGCACCCCTACCTCCCATCTTTATCAAAATACCATTGAAATGGCTGTCTATTACATCAAATATTTTTTCTTTAATTTCATCAGATATAATCATAATTACACTTTCACAGTGTCTTTAGTGGTTGCATTTATTCTTAAAAACCTAAACTTTAGTTTCTTCAAGCATATTATATTTTTGAACCCTTTTTCATTAAACTTCATCCTTCAATATCCCCACAATTTCTTTCATCATACTCAAATAAATTTTTGAAAAATCCTTCTCTGCTTCTTCCATCAAACCTTCCATCAATGGATCATTATAAGATTCCTTCGATAAATTGACTATATCATCACTTAACGCCTTACTTAACCGTTCTTTGACATCGTGAATGCATTCACCTTTTTCAAGTTTAATCTTAACAATTGCCATATTATCTCCACCACTCCACTCGAATTGCTTTTGCTTTCTTCATCTCCATTTTTTTTGCTTTCTCCAAAGATTTTTTAGCTTTATCTTTATCTTCACCAAAAACATCACCCAAATCCACACCCTCATCCGAAACCTTTTCCTCTTCAGTTGCCATTTCTTCTTCACCCCCCAAACCCGTTTCTTCATCCTCCGGATCTCCACCACCAAATAAATCTCCACCCACATCACCTTCTTCACCCATTTGATCTTGCTGTTTCCCTTGTAAAAATATAGAATCCAATATAATATTTCCACCTTCCAAATCTTCCATGCCAAGCTCTCTTCTGACTTCATTGATAGTGTAAATGGCAGTAATTTTTTTCTTTATTCTATCCAACTCTTGATCTTCATCCATTGCATCCAAACCAACAAATTCAAATATATACTTTTCAGCCAAATCTTTATCATGCTTAGGCATTATATCATCATTTATAATATCCTCAATCCAATTCAAAAGTGGACGTAACATACTATTTCGAGTATCCTTAAGAACTATCTCATTTCTTCTTCCACTGTCACCCAACGAACCTGTTGTATCTTTTGATATATCAAAATTAATTTCAGCAGGATTCATACCAAACACAGCACAAATCATTTTAATCAAATACATCATCCATTCATGCCACTCCATATCACGATTAGACAAATTTGACATTTGAACATACTCAATGCCTTTAGGGGCAGCTGTCACTAATTGTCGATGGGCATTCCTAACACCGCTGGCTTGCCTCTGCAACAAAACCCTAAGACCCTGTAAATCTTCTTCAGTCATCTCTTCTTTAATGTTCAAAATACCATTTGAAGAGTGACCTTGTTTAAAATAAACTTCATTGTGAATTTCTGCTACACGATGATTCGCAATAGTGTTGACTAAAAATTCCAATTCACCAACAGGATACCCCTGACATCCAATTTCAAGGCTAGGCCTCCTACTCTTGTAAATTAACTCTTCTTCAGTGAAAACAGCTAAAACTTGACCACTATAGACCTGCACATACTTAATGTCAGCAAGATCTTCTTTCTCCATATCATCCACAACTAATTGTCTCTCAGGACTGTTATCAAGATTGAATATCATTCCACCAAGAGTTTTAATTTTATTCTTCAAATCTTTTACAGAATAACGAATGGAACCTCCAGGAACATTTGTAAAATATCCCAACTTACTATCATCACCTTTTTGAGCCACACATTCTATTGCAATTTGATTGTAAACCAACGAATCCCATGTCAACAATCGTAAAAAAACATCAAAATTGCGTATATCCGCTTTATCTCTACCGTCTGTATAACCCGTGTAAGTAAAAAAATCATACAACCCTTTAATTTCTTTATCTTGTTTTTCAGTCAATTTTTCTTTTTTATCCCTTGGTGCAAAAACATATCCCATACTAAACCTATCCTTTTGAGGTCTAGAAAATGCAGCTACACGATTTACAACTTTATTTATAACAGCCAATGCAGCCATATCTCTTTGGGCAACCTGACGTAAGATATCAAAAGGAATGATACTGGCTTTTTCCTGAAAAATCCCCTGATTAGTGATAAAACTATCATTGACATAAACAGCTTTACGCTTTAATGTCATGTAATTGGTATAATCAAGAGTTCTTTTAGCTTTCAAAAGCCAACCATCCACTACATGATTAACCAACTGGCCAACCTTTTTCCCCATACCCTTATTTCTTTCATAAAAATTTGACATATTTAAACTCCTATAAAATACGATACATTCGCATCATCAGATGTAGCATTATTAAAAGACAAAGAAGTGAACGCCCCTCTTTTAACAAAAATGCCATTTTTTACCCCTTGCACGCTCGGAGCCAACAAATTGTTGTTATCAACTTCACCATTTAATCGAATAGAAATCTCTGTATCGGTTAAAACATACAAAAGATTACTCGGTGATGCAGGTAACTCAATGACTTTTGTTGATAATGCTGCAACCTTCGTAGTATTCTCAGAAGCGTACTGAGTGTAGTCTTTCTCTATTTCCTTTTGATAATCCAATATCACTTCTTTTGGAAAATCCGTAGCAGTTGTATCTTCATAAGCTGTTATCTTATTTAACAAAGTAAAATGCAGTGTCATATCAATCTCCTTTATTTCAATAAGTATACTTTATTCAACTAAAAACTTTTACCCACACTTATGTCAGAGTGAATTTCGCCCTTTTCCCTACGATTTTTCCACTATCAAGACCAACTTCACCCATTATTCCGCCAGCAGCAGACACCACCTCATCCACAGAAGGAACAATATTATTAGGGTTTTCTCCAGAATAGATCTTTTTAGAAACAGGTTTTTCATTTTCAATTAAAATATAACCAACTCTGTACATCCCTAATATCCCAACAATAAGATAACGCAATGTATCCATCGCATGATCTTCTTTTTTTCTAATTTGATCACTTGGTTCATCTAATTCAGGGTCTATTTTACGGCGATAAATTATAACTTCATCAGTCACTAATTCGCAAGAAACGTGTACCCACAACTTAGTCTCTCTATTCGTACCAGGGACTCTCATATGCTTTCTAACTAATCCAATACCCCATTTTACATCCTTTGATATCCTAGAATATGGCTGTACATCAGCATCAACAACTTGAAAGTATCTCTTAAATTCTTTTATAGCACCTGGATCTTCAATATCAGGGAAAACCCTATCAACACCTAAATGCCCCCACTTCATATTTGTTTCATAAGCAAATTCAGCGTCGGACTTGAAATTACAAACCAACTCTGCTAATATATAAATATTGTCACGACCGTCTACCACGCCTAACAACGCCACCGACACATTAAAACCAAAATCCAAACCAACAAACACTTTGCATTTGTGCTTCTTAAACAACTCAATCATATCTTCCAATTCAAGATCAACCTCCCCTGTATACTCTTCCTTTAAAAAAATTTCATATATTTTCTCATAAGAAGCAAGGTGAATGGACGATTCAAAATCTGGATAAACTAAACCCGACTTTGACGGTTTTCTATTCAATCTTTGAGATTTAAAAAATTCGTTATCATCAGTAAAAAAAAGTCTCCTTATATCGTCAATAGGTTGTAAATATGGGTTATCTTCTATTTGATTTTTCAATCTCCTCAAACAAAATGAAAAAATACCGCATTTATAACAATTTTCATAAGCTGGGTAGTGCATGTATTCAAGTTTTGCTTTTTCAGTCAACCGTTCATACTCAAATTGATTTAATGCCACCAACCTTTCTTCATCAACATAAAGCTCGCTATTCAATTCTCCAGATTTTTTATCAGAACACTTTTCTGTTATTTCTAATACACCCCACCGATGCACTCTCAGCGGATAATCAGAATCCCTTTCTTTCTTCTTAAGTAAACCCTGAATATTACCAAACGCAAATTTACGTGTACTTATACAAACATTCAATGGACTCCTATTTCCAACACCTGGAGACAACATACCTTTTGACTCAATAAACACCTTTTTATCTGTCAAATCAACTTCATCTTGAATGACGCTACCATGGAAAGAGTTAACTGCACGAATTGTTCCTGTTCCAACTTTTAATTTTCTCCCACTTTTACTAATAGTTTCACTCATTACAGTTTTAACAGCCACTGCATCAACATATTTTTTATTTAAAATATCTTGAACATATCCATAAGTGACTTTTGATTGATCAAAAATCGAAGCCATGTGAAAATAGTCCCGCCACCTATCATGCTTAAGAGCAAATGCCTCAATTATTCCACAAGACAAAGATTTTTGACCTGATCGACAAGCAATACCCAAAAAATTAAAATCTTCTAATTTTGGGTTCTTTTTATACCCCATCATCGAACTTATGATGTCCCACGCAAAATCTAACGGAGAAGAGTTCCCATCTTCAATAGGTTTGGAAGCTAGATAAACACCAAAATAAAACCTCAAATAACTGTCCAGCTCTTCCCTTGTCTTGGGAATTTCTTCAAAACCCATTAAAAATGGATCTTCAGCCTCAGAAAACATTTTAGCTAAATCATCTGTCATCTTTATCTTCCAACAACAAAGGTTCTTTCTCAGATTCCCCATTAGCACGCAAATCAGCTATATTCTTTATTAAATTAAAAAACTGTCCTCTTATTTCAGGGTTATCTAAGCACAATTTATTGTCTCTTATTTGAACATTATTGTTAACTGTATTGTTCTGCTGAGGAAGCATCACATTCTGTTGAACAAATGAAAGTCCAGGAGTGACCACACCATTTTCTGCCATTTCTGGAGAAGTTATTTTCTTATAATAATCAAAAAGTGATTTCAATTCTTCCATGGAATCAACAACACACAAAAAGTGACCACTATTTTTACCCTTTTTACTTTTTTTATCTTTCTCAATTTTATTAAAAAATTTCTTTGGATCGATCACATATTCTTTATAAACTTCCTCTATCTTACGAGTGTTTATTTCCAACATCATAGATAAAGCAACCAACTGCTTATGCTTATCCATGATAATCTGCTTATCACTCGCTTCCATAATTTCTTTTACAATACCTTTTCTTCTCTCTTCCCACTTATATTCCCTATAAACACTCTGCAATTTAACCAAACTGAACTGAGGACGACGATTATTCGCACCCATATAAAGATGCACAATATCATGCAGAGTTTTGCCGTTAAGCCACAACCTAAACAATTCTTCAGCAAATTGTGGTGTTATCTCATTCGACAGAGCTCCCAGACTCCCCTTGGGGCGTCCCCTCTGCTTCTTTTTCTTTTCGTTTTTTTCTTTGAGTTCTTTCATAGCTTTCTTTTTTATACCTCATAAATTTCAAATCAACATCTTGTTCAACAAAATTATTCTCACAAAAAATAAGTATTTTATTATAGAGCTTACTTCTTCTGAACCAATAAGAAAACCAAGACAATTTCAAAGTACACTTAATCAGATTCTTTCCTTTATCATAATCTAATTCACATCTTTTAACCCCCCTATCAATCAATCGAATCAATTTCAACGAACCCTTTAGGTAATTTTCTGTCAAATACCCCATTTCAGACAACCAAATATCTGAAGTCACAACATTAAAAACAGAATTCGGTGCATTAACATCTTCTAAAATTTCCTCTATTTTTTCTTTTTTCACTTTAATCCCCCAACTTCAAGTCATGTAAAGCCAACTCCAAAAGCCACATCGCATCAGCCTCATCATCAGAATCTCCACTGTATCCCAATTTTTCTTTTGCCGCGTCAATCATTGCCTGCTTACTACAATTACCCTTACTCGTCGCAAACTTCTTAATTTCGGTTGCTGAATATGCCCTATAAGAAATATTCATTTTTTCACAAAAAGATTCTACAACAGCCACTAATTTTGCCGCATGAATAATCGAACTTTTATGAAATCCCGCCACGCGCTCATAAACAATCAAATCAATTTTTTGCAAAGAACAAACCTCTTCCAATTTAGCCCTGAATCGAAGTAATTTCATCCCTTGAGACTCATCTTTCCTAGTTCTTAAATCCCAAACCCCATAAATACTTCGAGACACAGCCCATCCACAATTTGAACCTTGATCAATACTAAGAATATTAATTTTCATTTGAATAAACCCTTAACTTAAAGTAAGTGATACTCTATCCAATGCAATTTATCTCAATTTTTTGTAGAATTCCTTTGGAACGCTTTTTACCCATATTGGATAAACCAATCTTCTTCTTTGTTTCTTCAGAATGATGCTTGCCATAAAAAGGATTTTTATTCCCTGACACATCAGCATGAACTTTAATCATCCTAGTTCTGAATTCTTTAGATTCCAAATTTTTAAGTCTTTTAACTCTTATCAACTCTTTTGTACTCTCTTTATGCTTTTTACCAAACATAGGATTAGACTCACCTGGAGCCGATATCTTTAATTTAGTTTCATTTGTATGAGTATAACCCAAATTCCCTTCCCCCCCATCCGAAATATTATAAACATCATTTGATATTTTATTTGGCATTTTAAACATACGAATCCAAAACTTTTCACCTTTACAACATTTTTCAAATGTATCATAAAACTCCAAAATATCAATAGCAAAAACTTCTTTACCATATTTTTTAATAGCCTTATTGAGAATCTTCCCACTACCCAAATATCCATCTTCTAAATTATCGGTAGAATGCCTTCCAATATACAATTTAGAATTTTTTAAATTGATTGTAGCATAAACAATATGGTATTTTTTAACAGCTTGTACCTTATCTAATTTCATTCCTCCCCCTCCTTATCCAATTTAACAGCACCTTTAAGAACCCCTTCTTTCATCACTTCCCTTATTTCTTTCGGTACACTATCATCCAAATTTCCCATAAACATTTCACAAAGATCACTTCCACCACTGTAATAATTTTTTGAATTTTGAGCTACTTTAACCAAAACAGCTTGCAAATAAGCCCCTTCTATTGTATCTGCTACATCCTTTTCATTCCTAAACGTACTGACTTTCGCAGTTATAACCGCTTTCCCTGCCTTGATCGTCTTACTTAACCAAACATTAAAATTATCTTTCAATAAACCATCCACAGTTTTCAACGTACCAGCCATTATAATCAAACTTTTATTCGCCAACCCAACCCTTTTCCCCATTTCTCTCCACTGTTTAAACATCGCTCCATATTCTTCATCTACATCCTTCAAACGATCATACTCTTCTTTGCTTATTTTAACCTCTTCCACTTTTTGTTTTTTATTTTTTATTTTAAGCATACCGCCACTTCCCTTTCTTGATCATACGACCAATTTACTTTCTCCGTTACGTTTTTCAACATTATATATCCCATCAAAAAGCGACTTAAACTCTGACGTATGATCTACAATATAAACAAAATCTTTATTTTCACTTAACTTTCTCAGAAACACCATCATCTTTTCCTTACCACTCACATCCAATCCAGTGAAACACTCATCAAGACAAATAAAATTGGGGACGCTTGAACATCTAGTTGAAATAATCTTAGAAAGAGCGAAATTGGTAGCTAAAATTAAACGAGCTTTTTCTCCTCCTGACAAAATATTAATATTTCTCTGTTCTCCACCAACAGTCAAAACAGTGTCAATTTTCTGTTTTGCCTTCCCCTTCGAATCCAAAGATTCTATATCAAAACGCAAACTTATATTTGCATCAAATATCTCTACCAAATAATCGTTTATATAATGATTTATTTCATTTATAATCTTAGCAAACACATAACTTTTAACACCCTCACGACTAAACGCCCGAATGAGATAATAATAAACATCCATAAGTTTGGTTATCTTCTTAACTTCCTCATTCTTATCCTTCACCTCTTTTTCACCCTTATCAATCTTATCACGAAACTCTTTAATCATTTCACCATAATTATTTTTATTGCCCTTTTCTTTAGACAACTGTTTATCACAATCATCAAGATGACGATCAATATTTTTTAACATATCCTTATGACTAGAATGTGCCTTCTTTAAAATAGTTTGTGAAGTTATAATTTTCATTTTCAATTCATTAACTTCTTTTTTCTTAACAGACATTTCATCAACTTTTTTCTGAAATTCTCTCACCTGAATGTCTAGATTTTCCTTTTCCTTTTTCTTTTGATTTATTTCTTCAGACAATGGAGTAACAACATCTTTTAAAGCCCCATCATTAACACTTTGAAAACAAGTGGGACACTTCCCTTTAACAATCAAACAATCAAACTCTTTCAATTGTTTACTCAAAATTTGCAACTCTTTATTGATAGATATCAATTTATTTTCAGCATCTTTTAAACGAGACTCAAATACTAAATCAATTTCTTTTTCCAAATCATCCATTTTGTTAGAATAAATATCTATTGTATCTGATAATCCACATTCTTTCTTATAATCTGCATTAATTTTTATCTTCTCAGATTTCAAATCAGAAATCCGCTTTTTAATCCGTTGAACGTCAATCTCCCTCATCTCTTCAAAAGTATCAAATAACTTCTGCAATCTTTCAATTTCACCTTCTTTTTCTTTATTTTGTTTTTGTATGTACGAAACATCTTTAATTATACCATCCTTTTTACCCACAAAAATTTGACTATCCTTTTTGACCTTCTCACAACAATCATCAAAAATATGCAAATCCAATAATTCAGTTAAAACATCTTTCTTTTCCTCATCATTAGAAAAAAGAAATTGTGCCACAATATCATTATTTTGAGAATAATAAACAGAACGAAGAAATGTATCCAAACTTATTTTCAACACCTCAGTTATTATCTGCTGTGTTTCCCGCATATCTTTACCGTTCTTAAGATTAGTATCTACATAAAAATTAAGAACATTCGGATTCCGAGATCTATGAATAAAATAAGATTTACCACTAGATTCAAAAGAAAGTTGCATATCCAATGTAGATTCATCCCAATTTATAACCTCTTCAAACTTGACCTTACGAGGTAGATCACCGTATAATGCAAAACAAATAGAATCTATTATCGCCGATTTACCCGCACCATTAGCCGTATCTTCATCGTAATTCCAACCATCAATAAGGAAGATACCTTTCTCGAAGTTCATCTCCAACTTTTTAAAAGACAAAAAATTCAAAATCTTCAACTCTTTTAATTTAATCATAACTCACCTTCATCGTTTTTGACTTTATCTTTTTTTAACAACCCAGTTGTCTTATCAAAAAAATTAGTCACTTTCTTCAAGTAGCCAACACCATATTTTGAAATCATCCCCCCTATTTCATATTTCTTTTGATGATTCCAAGACCTGTCTTTCATGACTTTATTAATGTTTCTTAATACCGATTTTTTTCTGTATTTATCCAACAAAACTTTCACTGTGGGAGATAAACTCCTCGTTAAAAGTTTTTGAGCTACCCCACCGCAACTAAAACATCTGGCAACTGCAGGTGATGGTGGGGTTATTAACCTGTCAAAAATCGTATTACAATTTGCACATTCATACTTATAAAGAGGCATTTTTCAAATACCTCCCCACACCTACCTTCAAAATCAAACCCTTATATTTGTTGTCTTTTAAATAAATATTCACATAATCCTCAAACATACTAATCACCGATTGATTCTCATCTATATTTATATCAACCTGATGATCAGAAAAACTATATTGAAGATAAACATTGTCACACTTTTTAATCTTGCCTTCATCCATCAAAGAACCTAAAAAATCCTTCGTAACTTTTTTGCAATTTTCCTCTTTATCAGATATCAAAAACTTAACATGATCGTTTTCCTTATATCCAAACTTTTTACCGCCCAATAATTCATTAAAATTAGTATCAAAAATACAGTATCGTGGAACTTTATCTCCAGTTGATAAATACTCCCACTTATCATCTTTTATCCACAATATCTTTTTGCTCTCATTAGCTTCAGAAAAAGTGTGGGCAAATGGTGTACCAAGATAAACAATGACATCTTTTTCTTGAAATGAATGAAAATGACCTGCAATAACCTTACAACCATCAAACTTGACCTTCTCAAGATCAACACCATTCTCTTCTTTAACCCCACTTCGAACACTGTAAGCGAACCCATTAAACGCTTGATGACAAAAAATGATCTTAGGTTTTTTAATTTCTACTGTTGAAGTGAGATCTGCTAACCGTTTTATAAAATCTTGACTATTCTCACAATATGGAATTGCCCATATACCATCATTCAAAATAGATGGCTTATCAATAACTTTCAAATTTTTAATGAGCTTTTCACAACCAAAATTAAAGGCATGGTCAACTAGATTCTTATTCGTATAATCATGATTACCTAAAATTAAATAAATCGCCTTTACATTATCACTAATTTTACTCAACTTATTGTAAAAATAATTTTGAACTTCAACTCTAATTATAGATTTTACTTCATAAATATCCCCCAAAAAAAACACTTCAACATCCTTCCCCTTTTTCTTTATCTCTTCAAACAAATAATCAAAGAATAAATCCGCAGCTTCAAGATTATTCAACTTCAAATGTAAATCCCCAACAATTAAATAATTCACTTCAACTCTCCATTATTTTAGTGTATAATTCTTCTTGTAATTTTTCATCTTCTTTAACCTTGTTCAAGTATTCACCTTCACTGACTCCAAGTTTACCCTCTTGATAAAAATACGTTCTCCCTTCTTTATTTACAATTCCAATCCCTACTGCTAACTTAGCTATTTCTTCCCATTGTCCAACCACCCCTTCTTTATAAATAAACTTAAACACTGCAACACGATTAGGCACACCAACACGGCATTTGTGATTTACTTTCATTTTAATATAACACCCAAGCTGGACTGGTTTACCATCCATACCCACCTTCTCATCATCAAAAATCTTATTAACTTTCCCTTCTAATTGTTCAAACAATAATATCGCATCCATATAATGCAAAAACTTTTTACCACCAGACATTGTATACCTATTCCCAAGTCTTTTTTGCATTTCATCAAATTGCATACCAACTTGCGAAATAAATATCCAAGAAGTTTTACGAATACGAGAAGGAGAAATCATCTTTCTAAAAGCCGCAGGCAAATAACCTGCCAAAGCCGCCATAGTGTGGTCTTCAGTTGATTGGCGACTCTCTTCTTTTGGAGGAATGATGCAATCCTTGCTATCAATCACACAACTCAAAATTGGAACTCCCGAATCATGAATTTGAGTCAAATCATCAATATAATGATCAAAGATGTCTCTCCCATATTTCACTTGTTTAACTATAAATCGCCCTTTTTTCTCATCATCAAGACACCCTTTTCTATCATCATCATTAAACCCATCCTCATCTTTCATAAAAATATCCAACCAATGCGTAGTGAAAGATTCTTCTGTATCAAACCAAATAATCCGACCGTTGGGATTGTTCTTTAACATCTCCACACAACAAGAAACAGCAAACATACTTTTACCTGCCGATTCCGGACCAACAAAACAATAAAATCTCCCAGGAACAATGCCCCCTTCTAATGCCCAATTTATAGATGGAGAAACAGTGGGAACCCTTTTCTCAGAAATTATCTCATCAATTTCTTTATCCGAAACAGGGGAGTTTTTAAACAACTTACTTTTTAACTTCGCATCCAACGTCATGTTGCCCCCCTATTCCCATCCATTTTTGCCTCCATATAAATCATCGTCTTAACCCAATCATGTTTTTTCTCAAACAATCTGTAATAAGAAAAAAAGTAATCTTTGAGAATACCCCAACTCGAATGCAATTGTCTTAATTGATTAACTTTCTCATCTATATTCACATAAGATCCTGCCTTCCCATCTGTAATCTCCATCTTTTCTTTTTTAAGGGCACCATAAGCCTGAACAGCCCGATCAAGGAATGCCAAAGATTCTTCCTTGCTTAAAATTCTTTTTGCTTCTTCCTGAAAAGCCGCACAAACTTTTGAATTATTCAAACATAAATCTTGTGCATATAAATACTCAGAACCTATTTTTTTAAAATCAGATAAATTTGCATATTCCTTGTCCCCTTCACCTTTATAATCATCTAAAAAATCTACATCAATATCCTCGGGAGATATTTTATCAAATAAATCTTTCACTTTCACAATCATTTTTGGAGGCAATCTTTTGTATTTTTTAGTCATGACACATCTCCTTTTTATTTTAATTAAGACTTTAAGAGCTCATCTATAAGATCATCGTCACTTTAAGAGCTCATCTATAAGATCATCATCGTCACTCGTTGTTTCTGTTGAAGGCTGGGAATCGCCTTTATCATCAGATCCTTCAACCTTGCCATCTTCCTTCGTATCTACCTCGTCGTCATCCTTGATTTTAGTGGGATCTGAATCTTCAACATCACTCTTTTTCTTTTGTAAAAAAGAAAAATCACCCCTTAATGCAGCCTCTAAATTCTCTGGATCATAATCTTTAACATAAATTTCTGGAAAAACATACATCCCTTCATAATCATCCAACAACCCTTTTGGAATGGCACTCTCAGTTGGGAAAAAGGTCGCACTATAAACCCACATATAATTTGTAGAATTTGACTTAAATTCTTTTTTCTTTGTAATTATTATGTTTCTTCCCTTTTCAAAATCATAAACATTAACAAAATTGTCTCCACCAATTTTTTTCAAACTACTACACTGTTCTAAAATCATATCATGCAACTTAGATGGCATCTCTAAAGTACCAATTTCGTTTTCTTCATTTAAAACCGTATAAACATAAGCATATTGACAACGGATATCAGACGCAGCTTTTCTCATCTTCTTTTTTGCCTCTTCACTACTTAGATTCCTTGCCTTATCTCTCAAACTTTTAACATGAGAACAAATAGGGCAAACACCATGCTTTTCTAATGTACAATTGAGGACCAAATATTTGCCCTCATTCTGCATAAAATGTTTCGTAGTTTCTAAAAACGGCAATCTTCTTTCAGAACCAGCTGGAGGTGGCAAAAATCTAAAGATATTATCCATATTTTCTTGCAAATTGAAAAATTTACCCCTTGAACCTTCTTTACTCCTTCTTGCCCTACTTTTCTCAACAGCTTTTTCCATCTCACTCTCGTCATACTCGTAACCTTTTGTCATGACCATCTCCTTTTCTGGGGCAATTAATTTAATAAACCAATAACCCTAATTAAAATGTTAAACTTAAAGATAATCCAAAATCGAAACCACGTTTATCATAACCCAAAACAGGTGCTAAATAAGTGTTATTGATGTAACTTATCTTATTACCAAGATTATACAATACAGGAGAAAAACTGATATTCGCACCTGCACTAAGATCCCTAACTCCCACTGCAAACTTTAAAAAACGATATTTAATCTTCTCACCGTCTTTATAGCTAATGACAGAAAAACCCAAACTCGGAATTACATCAAATTCTTGATCTTTGAAAACCATAATACCATTTACCCCTATTTCCGGACAAAAATCAAAAACTATTTTACGCCTTTTCACAACCTCTACATTAAAAGATTCTTCTACACTTATCAATTCCAACTCATAAGGAACATTCTTCCAATTCACTCTGTCACTGCCTTTACGATTAGCCAAACCAGATTGCTTCATCACTAAATATGCTTTATTTTTTGTTACGACCTCTTCCTTTTCATAAACAATTTCAGTTCTTGTTTGAATCTCATGCTTATACACACCACTAACAACACGACCATCCGGATAAATCATAACATAACCTAATGCCGGACCATCTTTACCTTTCTCATTCAAATGAATTTCATGAAATAAATACCTTACATCCCCATCTTTTTTATAAACAAAATCTGGAGAATTTGTTTTACGAGCATAAGAATGAATCAAATAAGTCGCATCAATATTACCCTTCATTTTAATGTCACTATCATTAGTGCAACCCTTCATCCCTTTTATAATAAAAAAACTAAACACCAAAATAAGTGCAATATAAATCAATGCAATAAAAATTCTCTTTATACCCATATCAAATCGCCTCGCTAGACTATCACTTCATCATCACTCCAAATATGTGCTTTTTTTTCAAAAACAGCATTATTTGTACGAATAACTCCACTTTCATTGGATTGATTATGATTAAGAGCATTCGGTGCAACAACTTGTGGGATAAAAATTGGCTTTACATCGCCTAGCTCCAACAATTCATTGACATTTTCTTCTATTTTTGGGCATAACTTTTCTGCCTCTTTAAGTCCATCCTTCGCCGATAACCCAAATGACAATACAGATGACGGCTGAATATCTCGTAAATCATCTTTTAAAACAGCATAATCATCAACAACATCGTCCTTCTTTGCTTTCTTTTCTTCAATCTTTATTGGGTACACTAATTGAAAATTATCAACCAAATAATTGTATTCATCATAAAACTTTATCCCTTCCACAACAAAATTGCCCGTTCTCCCCAATATATTTTTACACGAAACAACTGATAAAAAATTCGGATAAACCTTACGAATAAGCTCAAATCCAATGAACTTCAACACATCATTACCCGATTTTAAACGCGGCCTATTAAAATTATTCAATCCAATTCTGTTCGGATTAAAATTAGCCAAAGTACCAAGGCTATCATAAATAGTTTTTATCGCTCGTTTAATAGTAAAATCATTCACCAAAATTGGAGACAAAAATTCTTTATCCTTTTCCAACAAATACTGTGGAGGCACATTGAACAAAGATCGAGCTAAAGTGTGCAATGGCAACGCCAAATCTACTTTAATGGCTTTCTCTTTACAATATTTTATAATACCACCGGACAAATTCCTCCTACTTTCAGAATCTCCACCATAAATAGCAAACACAACTTGAACTTCCTGGTCATCCCTCTTCTCTTTTATCATAACTCTCTCCTTTTTTATACTTCTATGAATTTTAATCCATTAACTATTATGGACTTCTTATTATTTCGCACATTAAACTTTCCATCAACCTCAGACAATAAATTATTCTTAATCTTATCTTTATGAGCGTCATAAACTTCAGGAAATAAAACCAAATCAATCGAACAATTATTATTCCGCAAATTAGCAAAAGCCATCGGTTTATTCGTTTTTGTTTTTATAACTTTTATTCCACCAAATATTCCACCTACTTTTACCTTACATTCTTCTTCAAATTTTAAAATCTTATCTAAAGACACTACATCCTTACTAAAATAATCTTTAAAATATTCTTGACAATTTACATCATAAATGGGGCAACTCTCAATCTTTTTATTGATTATATCAAATCTATTCAATGATTCAATGTCTTTAGAATATTCTTCCAAAATCTTTGCAATCTGAGGCCTACTCTTCCCGTTCGCCATAAAATAATAATATTCTTTTAGTAATTCCTTATTGCTGTCACCTCGATTTACATTGCTAAAAACATCTGACCATACCAAATTCATCACAACTTTTTTATTTATCAAACGCCTATCTGTTCTATTCAAAAAATCCCTAAAACTAGAATACGGTTGTCTTTTAATGATTTCTATAACAGCTTTCTCACCTATCCTCGTCAAAAAAATCAACGGTATGACTATCTTATCACCATCAACTATATATGTATCCTTACTTTTATTTATATCTGGCATAATAAACATCTCTTTATTCTTTACATAATACTCCTTAACAGTGTCTGCATCCCCTTCATTGCTAAGAACTGAACTCCACCATTCCAATGGATAATAAACTTTTAACCACATGCATATATAAGCCAACATTGAATAAGAAATGGCATGAGCATGACAAAAGCCGTATCGACCAAACGAATAAATCAAATCCCACAACTTGTTTGCTTTACCATTATCTATATCTGAATATTTATTGACTGCATATTCTATAAATTTATCCTTAACTTCATTCAATAATTCAATCTTTTTCTTACCCATCGCCCTACGAATATTATCCGCTTCTACATCGGTAAAACCACCTAAAATTTTCACTGCTTCCATCACTTGCTCTTGATACACCATAATACCGAAAGTACTTTTCAACAATGTTCTCAATGAATCATGTGGATAAACAACTTCTTCCAAATCATTAGAACATGATATATAAATTTTATGCATACCCATATCCATCGGACCTGGGCGACCCAAAGAAGTTACAACAGACAAATCTTCTAAACTCTTAATCTTAACTCTACCTAAAATGCCTTTCACTAAATCAGTGTTAAATTGAAAAACTGTATCAGTGTTGCATTTTTCAAATTCCTTAAAAACCTTTTCATCCTCAAAATCTAAATTAAAAACATCAATATCCTTCTTGTATTTGCCCATTATCAATTTTCTACATCCAGAAACATCTTTCAATGTCTTGAGGCCCAATATATCATTCTTAATTAATCCAGCTTTTTCACACCATTCCATGGTATATTGAGTAACGTATTCGCCACTATTTCTATTCTTGGCAACAGGAACCACCTCGTAAACAGGAACCTTAGACATAACCACAGCAGAAGGATGAGTTCCCCTTTGCCTCACTTGTCCAATCAACTTAGTGATTGCTATAAAAACTTCCCTATTATTTATCAAAAACGATTTCAATTTAGGATTTTTATTCAACGATTCTTTTAAAACCTGTTTTTGATTAGTTTCAGAGGAAAAAATAATCATTTTACTCAATTGATTAGCTTTATCTGCACTAACTTCAGGAGCCATCACCCTGATTATATCCTTAAAAGCTGATCGAGCTTTTAAGGTTTGATTAACGCAAATATTAAAAACGTATTCCCTGCCATATTTTTTAACCAAATAATCCTTCACCACTTGCTGATCACTAAAATCTAAATCAATATCGGGCAAAGTCCCTTCTTGAACTCTCGCTAAATTCAAAAACCGACTAAAGGGTAAACCATACTTGATGGGGTCAACTTTGGTTATACCCAAAGCATAATTTAATAAACAACCCGCAGCCGAACCCCTTCCTGGACCGACCAGAATATCATTTCGTTCACACCATTCAACCAATTCTTCTAACACAATAAAATAGGGCAATAAATTGAGTACCCCATTATTAATAATAACTTCCAATTCATCTTTTATTCTATGAGTGTAAACCTCGTTCTTCATATCTATAATGCCTTTTTCTTCTATTAAACCCCAAATACCATGAACCTTAGCTGCATCCACTTTTGGCAAATTGTAATCAAACTTAAGATTTAAATCTTTACACTTATTCAAAATCTCATAAGTATTATCCAAATAAATATCCAAATCTTCATTGGGAATGTATGGATGCTTTTCATTGAACATTCCTATAAATTCTTCACGTGTTGGCAAATAATAAATTTCATGGTACATTCTTTTATCTTTAAAATAATTTTTCAATTGAACGTCTTGAACAATCTTCTGATCTTTATCAATCATATGAGCGTCAGGAGTTGCTATAACTTTAACACCACATTTTTTACCCAATTGACAAATAACTCTATTGATAGTTTCCTGTATATTAACTGATTTTGCTTTATAAAATTGTTCTTTCTTTTCATCCCATTCATATGTCAAATCGCCATGTTGAATCTCTAAATAAAAATCTTCACCAAACGCTTCTTTAAAAGAATTTACAAGGTTTATCGCATCTTCATTATCAACATCAGATAAATCATTTATATATTTTGCAATAACACCCTTCACACAAGCTGAACCAACAATAAGGCCCTCTTTATGCTTGACTAAATCATCGAATGTTATTCTCGGTTTATAATAAAAATTCTCATCTTGATAAGATAAATACGTCAATCTACAAATATTTTTGTACCCAATTTCATTCTTTGCCCAAACTACAACATGAGAATATCTGTCATTCTTATCCTTCTCCTTTGACATTGCTATATAAAATTCACAACCCAAAACAACAGGTAAACCATGTTTCTTCCCCAACCCATACAGCTCTAACATAGATGAGGCATCGCCATGATCGGTAATCGCCAAACCAGCAACACCTTTTTCTTTTGCACCTTTTACCCATTCCTCAATGGTACCAACACCATCCATGAATGAATAAGTGCTATGACAATGAAGAGCAACATAAGATGGTTTCACCACTGTAACCTCTATTTATCTTCTATATTTAGTTGATCTCCAAAATCAAATATCGACTGAGATCTTTTCAATAACATTCCAATTTCCCAAGAACTATACATCCCTATATCTTTGCCAATTTCCACAGGAACGAGCAGCGTTTCCCAAAAAGCAGATAAATCTTTCATCATCTCAAACCGACCCTCTTCTTCTTCCGGATCCAAAGCTATATACACTTTTTTTAAAGTCGGTATTTTCAATAATAAATGAAGCTGATCTTTTGACATGTGTTTACCAAATAATGCCACAGAATTATACTCATACGACTTTATACAATCTATTGGCCCTTCCACTAAAACAACATAATCTGGTAAATCATAGAGCAACTTGTTGTAGTTATACAAAAACCTAGTCTTTTGAAAACCTTTTGAAGAAAGAATCTTCGGTTCTTGTTCTCCCGTTATATCACGAGCTTGATATCCAACAATTTTGTCCTCAAATTCAACAGGAAAAATCACCCTCTTAGTTCTATCACAATAATGTAAATTAAAATGCTGTATCATATTATCATCTAAACCGCGATGAGCTATATATTCCCTTGCTTCGTGATTTTCTTTGAATTTTAACAATGAATAAAATCCCAAAGAACTCAAATCCAAATTCAAAACATCAGATTCAGATTCATAAACTTCATCAACAAACTTCAATTTCAATTCATCATCATACGACAAATTCTCTTCTTTAATTTTATGTATTATCTTATACGCTTCTTTAGACGGAATATTTTTTAAATGTGCAAGGAGTCTATAAATGCTCCCCTTTTCTTCACATACAAAACATATAAAATACTTGTATTTTTTCTGAATATAAAACTTATTTTTTTTTCCACAAAAAGGACATGCCATATAATAGCTGTTATTGTTTTCACAATAATTATTGAAATGGGAAGACAACAACCCTTTTAAATCAAAACTCAATACATCTTGTTGATTATGATAAGAGTTTTTCAATTTCAGCCTCCGACACCTTCACATTATCAGTCCCGCTTTCTTCACTCTCAGGTTCTTCATCCAAATCTTTTGGATCTCTATTTCCTGAGGGATTAAGTGCATCTGACCATTTCAACTTTCTACATCGCAAATCCGGACTGAATATTTTTTGAGTTGGAAAATCAACCTCAACCTCAACCAAGATACCTTTTTCACCCCCACGATGTTTATCCAACAACATTCGCATAACACTATTCTTATAATCAGCATCTGAAACAGTTAAAGTAAGAACAATATCGGCTATCTTAACTTGATTATAAGATTCACCAACATCAGTCATCCGAGTCAAATCTTTGAACCCTTTACTCTTGCGAGTCTTTTGCATTGCTGACCTATTGATCTGAGCAGCACTTATAACGCAAATATTCAAATTCCTTGCTAAATTCTGCAAACCCTTCACAATATCACCCTGGATAGCCCACAGGTCACGCATGCGCTCCGATGCCCTTTGTTTAATCAACTGGACGTAATCTATAATTAAAACGTCATACGGATCCATTGCATGTCTCACTTTACAATAATTAACAATATGTTCAATAGTCAAGGAATCTTCATACCAACTTTTTAAAAACAGATTCTTTTCCATCTTTTCCTTCGCCATTATAACCTTGACTTTTTCATCATCAGTCAATTCTCTTTTATTAAAATCATCTTGAGATATATCCGTCATAGGAGACAAAAAACGAGTTATTTGCTCATCCTCTGGATTCTCCAACGTAATAAACAACACCTTCTTATCTTTTTGAATAAAATTTTTCCCCAAATTAGTTAAAACCATCGACTTACCTTGACTCACGCCTGCCAATATCAACATCAACCGACCTTTTGGCATCCCCCCAGCCATAACTTCGTCAAAAGGTTTTATAGATAGTGGCATTCTAAATTTCGGAGAACGAAGACCTTCCAATAATGGAAACAAATTCGAATAATCAAATAAGTCACTTTCTTCAAAATCTATTTCCGACAAACTTTGAGAAAACTCCTTCATATGACGATATGCATTATTGCGATTACCTTCATTATAAAGACTTAAGGTTCGCTTTATATTGTCAACAAAATAAGCTCTCTTTGCAAACCCAGTCAATTCATGATAAAGATATTCCAAATCCTTGTAGTCAGTTGCCAATATATCATCATAAACTTTCTCATACAATATTCGATCCTTAACTTCAAACTTCAATATTTCATTTCTAACAGTTTCCATTGATGGAAGTGTTTTGTATTCTTTATAATAACTAACAATAAGTTTATAAAGCCAAGATAAATATTGATTCTCAAAATATTCACTTTTCAAATGCGACATACATTTTAAAAAAAATGTTTCGTTTTTGAACATTACTTTTAAAATAGTTCTTTGCAGGGCCAACTCGAACGGAAATCTGTTGTCTAAATTCATATCCCCTCACTCTACTTTAAACTAGAATAAAAATAAAAAACTATTCTACTTTTTAAATTTCATATCATCACCTACCCTTATAAAATTCCCTCATCTTCAAGAATTCTATAAATTTTTATATCAACTCCACATCCAACCCAAACCCCATGATCTCTTACATTAAACCAATGAAGATCCAAATCTTTATCTGTCAAAAGAAATTTTAATTTAAGGTCTTTATGAACATGAAAAATCCAATCACTATCCGTCAATCGATAAATTTCTTTATGTAAATTAACATCAGATGAAGCCTCAAAACTTTCTGTATCAACAAAAAATGGATCATCCAATGTACAACCTGTACGAGTTATTTTAACTCTACTTCTATCTCTAAAACTTAAATTACCAGACGTACCTTCAACATACCCCTCTTTATATAATAATTGACAAAACATTTTTGCTTCAAGTTCTTCACGCATAAGTCACCACCATCCATGTTTGATATTGTTTTCTGTTCTAGAATCTTCAACAATAACTTTAAACCCTAAAGATTCTACCATTTTTTTCATTCTTAAAGTTTTAGTTTGAGTTGCCCTTACAAATTGCTCTGAAGGTTTTGAACCAGAATCAACTCTACGCTGAACGCTCAAATTAACATCACATAAAAAAACATAAACCGTAACATTCAATTTCAAATCTTTTAAAGACTGGAAGAATCTTTCACAATTTATTCTATCACCTTCTGCGACAAAACGATTGTATTCATCTTTTTTATTTTTTATAAACTCAATCAAATCTGGTAAAATAGAATAAGAAAACCTGTCAGTACCTTTTGTCCTCACAGACGTAACATAATCCCCCAATAAACAACAATCATTAACAACAGTATGTAAAAGTGGATCTTTATTTAACACCATCTCATTTGCCCCAATAAATTCATTTTGAACAAATGTTGTTTTACCACATGCACTTTGACCAATAACTGCAATAAATTCTTTCATATTTTTCCTCCTAATAACGCCACAATATAAATCTTTCTCAACGGGTACTTCCAGTTTATCGGAACACCCGAATTCAATAACATCTTTGTTAAATTAACTCCATATGCTTCTGGCTTATAAACAATTTTTAAACCAGGATTCATCAATGAAAACTTATTGACTTCCCTTTTCATTTTTCCAAAAATTGATCCTTGCCAATATATCACATTGTTTAATTGTCGATATGTCCAATTTGAATGTTTTTTCTTCATTTCATCGCGATATTCTTTTAAATTAAAAACAACACCCACAATATAAGTTTTTTTATTGACATCTAAAATTTCATCTATATTCTTATTATCCATCGGACATCCCTTACGTTTATTGAAATTTGGACATCCATTTTTTTTATCATAATACGGAAGACCGCACCACTCCTTTACCTTCTGATTCCAAACAACACTTTCAGGTTCAATAACTATTCTCTTTTCTATTTCTAACATTTTGCCCTCAATCATGTCTAACATTTTCCTTCTCAACAATATCAGAAACTACATGCACAACACGAACATTGGGAAGGAGCTCTTTGATTATTTTGATCTGAATTTCATCATCATCAAAATGAAGGCCATGTTCATAACCGCTTTCAATCAACATTTTAATCACATTAACTTTATGATAACCAGAAGATTCTCTAGTTTTTGCACTGAATGGAATTGGGTTAAAAAACACATGACTATAAATGCACCTCAACCTCAACATTTCATGCGTAGACTTCGCTTCCTCAATACTTCTCCCCGTTATAATGATGTCTTCTCTACCTGGATAAATACCATCATAATCATCTCCTAAATAAACAACCCCATCAAGATCATAAGTGTTAATCATTTTACCCCTTCCTTTCACCACCAATTAGAATTATAAATTTTATTTGCATAACTATCAACTCTACTTCCCACTTCTTCGTCATATTCTTTAGTATAAAACCAATCAGGATTTATTCCCAATTCCAAATACATATTAGGCAATTCCTGAAAGTCCTCATGCATATTTATCATCTGACCTGTCTTAGAACAAACAAACCGAAGCTGTTTACTCTCCCTTTTTCCCCTTACAATCGGACAATGTTTTTTTATTGCTTCTTTAAAAAATACATCAAAATTTACTTCAGGCCACCGTTCAGATAACCAAAGTGCCCTTGAAAAGTGATCTCCAGAAGAATGACCAGCATAATCACCTCCTAACATTAACTTTTTATATTGACACAAATGAGATTCTAATAAATAATTTGAAAAAATCTTTTTATCATTTTCATCAATACAATCTTTCGCTAACTCATACAACTCTTTTTCATACTCTTTTATTTGTTCAATATCTTTATCACAAAACTCAACATCCTTACAAGTAGCTTCAATCTTATCGTCCCTATTATAAGCATACATCAAACCCGACCTTACTGACCAATTCCAAGGTGTGGTGGCTCTGACGGTGTCAGGTTTAATCGGTACATTGGCAGTTTCGAATAACAACTGACAAGTCAACCAAGAAGTCATACCTCCATACTTATGAAACCTCATACAAGAATTAAAAACTTTTTCAAAAGACTCATTTTCATCATCACTCAATGATTCACCAAAAAACTTTTCAATAGAACCGGAAGGACCAATTTCATTTTGGAGGGACTTGACTTGACTAACGATCCTCCCTTTATTATATTTAGTATCACGAGCATACCTTTGTCGATCAATATTATCCAAATTCCATTTTTCTAACTCTTCAATGTTGATAGACCAAAAATCAGGAAAATTCCAATAAATAACCCACGCCATTTCTGATTGATAAGTCATACCAAAAATTAAAGAAAACCAATGCGCCTGCTCCTTAGTCATTGATTTACCAGTTGGAGACATTTTGCCAATTGCATCCCTGTAGGAATTATTACAAACGTAATGGTCCAAATCTCCATACCGCATTCTCCATTTTAACCACTTTAAAAACCCTTCTTTCCTTCTAGAAGGGTTTCTCCAATCGATAAATTCTTTATCTTTATTTTGTGAATGTATATATCTCATTTATTTTTTCACATAAATATAAACATGCCAATTTTTTTTAACATCCTCCGGATACTCCAAATACGCAAAATTCTTTTTAAGGATTTTAATAACTTCCCTGTACTTAGTTAAATCATTCTTTTTACATAAAATATTTAAATGAAATTCCACAAATATTTCTTTAATTGAAGAAAAATCAACAATAGATTTTATGATTTCGTACTCACTCCCCTCACAATCAATTTTTATTTTATCAACTTTATACTTTTGAATTATCTCATTAACATTCTCACATCCAACCTCAACGCGTTCCCTTCCACGTTTAACAAAAAAAGAATGTGTACTCTTATTGGTTTTTTGATTCAAATAAAAATCCCTCACAATATCAGCATTTCCAATAACAGCTTTATTTACAAAAATAATATTATCACTTTCTTCATTATTTTTCTTTAAAAGTTCAAAATTATTTTCATCTGGCTCATAAGCAATAACAGTGGCAACTTCTTTGGCAATTTTTTTACAAAAACTCCCTATGTTACCGCCTACATCCAGCCAGACATCCTCAGGAGTTAAAGAAATCTTTTTCAAATACAATCCCATTTCTTTAAAAATATTTTCATCCCAAGTATCTTTTCTAACCCAACATTCTTCCCCCAATATATTTTTTTGAATTAAATTATTTTTTCCGCACTTTAAACACCTGTCATTTAAACCGTGACTAGTCATTTGACAACAAGACCTACAATATTTTATTCCCATTTACAATATCCCTTCTTCTTTCCACCTCTTCTCATAATCATGGGGAACATACTCAAAAACAACATTATTATCATCATCAATATAAGAAGGTTTAATCTTACCATGAAAATAATTGTACGGATTACCAGAACTCCTGGTATTATTCCATGTTTGTATGAATTCGTCTCTATAACCCATATTAACTTTTGCCCAAGAAGTTGCCCAATTTTTAAGACTATCACTATAAAAACGCGGTTCTTTTAACCAACCATCATAAGAATCTCCCATCACATCACGAATCTTTAAATACCTTTCTTTACCTCCACTTGCCCAATATCTTTTACGTAATTCCTTGAGATGATAAGTTAATTGCCCACGAGACCAATTAACCAAATCACTGTCATACTGTTCCCTTAATTCAGGCAAACCACAACAAGAACCGCTGTCATTAAGTTCTTTAAAATCTGGATCCGAAATATTGAATTGCATACCAACCTTCTTACAGGTTGTATACATTCTTTTCACATACTCTTCTTTAAGATTTCTATTCAATCTCCTATAACCACCTCGCTCAGAAGGGCTTAACTTTTTGTAAAAATCGATGATATCAAAACCACATATTTGCGATATTTCCTTAAATCTTTTTGCTATTTCTACATTATTTGAACATCTAGCATCATAACAATAAAATTCAGTGGAAATAGCATTCGCACCATTTTGAGAAGAACGGGTTATAAGCTCTTCTACATCAATATCACTTATTCCAACTATAAAAGGTCTTAATCTTAATACAGTCCAATAACCTAAATCTGACATTGTTTTCATGCACTGTAATCTTTCAGAAGTTGTCGGAACTGCAACATCTATCTTTTTCGATAACTCATCGGAATTAGCAATAATACTGAACTGAAATGCAAAATTCTTATTTTTTGCAGCATTCTTAAACAAAGAATAATAGGGTTCTTGTGAGGGTAATGTTCCTTTTGTAGAAAATATAACTGGATAATTCAATTCCACCAAAGTTTCCAATAATTTAAAACCAAGTTTATATTTTTTTTCAACCATATCAAACGGATCAGCAAGGCCACCCCAATGGAATGGGAACTTCTTTTTAATAAAATTATGATAATATGGGTCTTCAGGTATTTCCCCTTTAAACATTTTAATCAATTTGTCTACATTAACCCCCTTTAATTTTATCCCAGAACGCATAGACGGATTCATCGCTTTTTGATAATATGCAAAACAATATTTGCACTTCATAGAACAATACGAATATTGATCAAAAGTCAATGGCAAAGAACAATCCATATATTCAGAACTTACTCGTGGACTTCCATACCTTTCTTTTGTATCAAAATCCCAATTCTCTTCTTCTCTCAAATCACAAGAATTTTCCATGCTGTCTATCTCACAATTATTCTTATCCATTTTTCGTTTCCTCCAACATTTTAATAATCTCAATTAACAAACCGGAATCTTTCACTGCCATTTGCTTAAAACTTGTATTGAAATATTTTGCTACCATTTTAATTTCTTCTGCATTTTCAAAATAAAAAGCTAAACTAGGTCTTAATCCTGCATGATTATTGGCATTTAGCTTAACACTCTCCAACTTATCAGATGTTAAAACAATTTCTTGGGCCTTATATTTTGCTATATTTTCAGGTAAAGATTCAGAAAACCTTTTTTTCAACCTTTCAAGCCGACTCATTTTTTCTTTGTACCCTGAATCAAGGTTCACAAAATTATTTAACGACATGCCTCTTACCTCCTAATCCCAGTTTAATTTGCCATTCTTTTATGTTATCTTTAACAAAATTATCAAAAATATACTTTTGAATATATGAAAATTCTTTTTCAGAATATTTAAAATATCTCCTCAATTTATCCATTATTTCATCAACAACTTTGTCTTCTTCCTTTTTACGAACACCTCCAAGAAAAGGAGCTCTATTTTGTTTTGGAACATACGTATGCAAAACAGCGATAAAATTCTTTGGAGGAATACTGAACAAACTGGGAGCCAAACTCTTAATCTTTCTTCCAACTGAAGGGTCAGATAAAAGGTAATTGAAAATGACTAAAGATGGAACATTGTCATCCAACTCCCTTATCCAATCATAATCTTTTCGAGTATAAAGGTTTTTGATTATATTGAACATCTGCCCCCCCCAGTTATCCAATCATCATACTAAAAATACCGCAACGGAAAATTAAATTCTTATCCGCGCCTGAAACAAAATCTCTTTCATTCTCAGCAATTATTCTGATAGTTTTGATAAGTCTTTTAACCCCCAATTCTTTTGAATTTTCTATCGCCTTATCAAACAACCACTTATTGATCAACTCAACATCTAAATCATTTTCAGCCAACAATTTTCCTATAGATGCAAACTTCTTTTCTTTAAAAAGATCCCAAAAAGAATCATAAACATCCTTGTTTAAAATCTCTCCAACAACTTCTGCACCTGAAACCTTAACTCTTTGCAAAAACATAACCATATTGCGAACATTCGGCCTGTACATTTCCACAACTTTTTCCACGACTTCATCGTTAACACCCAATTCATTCAAACTCTCTTCTTGAACTATTTTTGATATATACGAACAAACTTCTTTTTTATTAAAACATTTTGAAAAATCAACTAGAATGCAACGACTTTTTAGCGGATCAATAATCTTATTGATATAATTGCAAGAAAGTATAAAAAAACAATTTTTACTATAAGTTTCCATCACATTTCGCAATGCATCCTGACTCTGCCGTGTCAAACCGTCTGCCTCATCAAGAAATATACACTTCTTCTTACCTTGCTTACTAGATACAGAACTAGCAAACATTTTCACTTTCTCTCGTACAACGTCTATCTTACGTTCATCAGAACTGTTGAGTAATAAAATATCACAACCCAAATCATTGACAAAAGCCTTCGCCAACGATGTTTTACCAGTTCCTGGAAAAGTACTATAAAATAAGAAGTGGGGAAGTAATTCATTCTTCTCCAAATAAGAAGAAAGAAACGTCTTACTTTTCCCCGCTATATCAGCAATAGACTTGGGACGATATTTTTCAACAAAAACACAATCTTTTAGTCGCATAAAAACCTCACACTTGTATTATCATTTCAGTTATTTCATTTATTCTTAAAAATCTAAAATTAGAGTAATATCTTTTTATTTCTCCCTGCCTATTGATGTCTCGTTCTCTCAATGAGCCATCGTAATTATAATGGACACCTTCGTCCCATTCCATTTCCGAATCTCTTCTGATACTTTTTGACCTTTTCTCATTTTACGCTTTTGGAGCTACTAAAATTTTAATAAATCCATTAGCATTCAAATCTGTGCTAAATAAAACCGGATAATCATTTTTTAAATCAACCTTAATGTTACCCGTAAGATTGCCAATAGCATCAACTAAAAGGGAAGTGAACTTTGCATTGAGTTCACCGTCAATATCAACATCAATCTTGTTGCGTATTTTATGTTGACCTAAAGCCACCAACAATAGTTTCCCAGATTCTGTGGTAAACAAAATCTCATCTGCACTCAATGCCGAAACATCGTTAAGGAATTCCCGAATTTGGTCAGGATTTAATTTTATTGAAATATCATGAGATAAATCATTTGGAACTGTTGGAGGTGCTTCAATATATTCAGGATCTTTCAATAGAAATTCAATCTTTTTATTACCACCCTTAAAACACAACAAATTGTTATCTTTTTTCTCAACAGCAATATGTTCGCTCTCAATACGTTCAAGCAACTTCATCAAGTTGGATAGATTGTCTATCCCAATTTTACCAAACACTTCGTATTCTTCAAAATTTTTCTTTAACAAAAATGAATTAACCATAACATTATTCGCTGCAGTAACTGTCAACAACTCAACACCCTCATCCTTAAAATCAAGAAAACATTCTCCAACTGCTGCTGATCCTGCCATACATGACTGCCTTAAATAATCTTTAAATATCAACGATTTTACTTTCATTTCACTTCCTCCTTTTCAAAAAGATTTAACTGCCTATCATCATCTTCCAATTTTCTTTCATTATATTCACGCACTTCATATTGTAAAATCAAAATCTCCTTACTGCACAACTGACACTTGTACCTCCTTGTTTTATCAAAACACAAAAACTTTTCATCCTCCTGAGAAATCGCTATCAATATGTCATGCTTACACTCTTTAACCATTTGTTTCTCCTAAATACAGTTCATTTCTACTGCTTTCTTTTACGCTTTTTATAAACAAAAATAAAAAACTATTTTAAACATCCGTCTTTTTCTTCTTCTCTCTGCAACGCATCACTAAAAAATTCAGATATATACGCTTGACAAGACACACAAATCTTCTGCTTATCACCTATAAATACAAAATCAGTGCCTTCGTCAACATGATCTCCACATAACGCACAATCAAAAACCCATTTTGCTTGAAACACTTTCTTACAATCCATTTCTTCAATAATTAATGCAACAAGTTCTTTTTGATCAATTTGAGCCACCGCTACACCTCCTGATTGGATTCATTAACATAAAAGTCAGATTGTGAAGGATTGTCAGTGCCTTCATCAAAAGCCAACATTCCACCACCACACAATAATTCACAAGATATTGAAATCGCACTTCTAAGAGCCAAAATTGACACCTTAAGAGGATCCATAATCCCTGCATCCATCATATTCTCCACTAAAACCTTCTTTTTCGCATCATAACCCCTGAGAGGGTGCGACCGCACTGTCTTTAAAAGATCACCGATTATCTCATCAGGTTTAATATCAGCGTTTGACAATATAATTCTAAGGGGATCTTTTAACGCTTCTTTCATGACTTTAATAGCTATTGCCATATGAACATTATCTCTTAAATAATCTTTTAAGAAAATTTCTGCTAGATTGAAAAAAACAATCCCACCACCAGGAACTACACCCATTTCAGTTGCAGCACGCGTCGCATTGAGTGCATCTTCAACCCTGTACTTTTTCTCTCTAACCTCCAATTCAGTAGAACCGCCCACCTGAATTTCCACTATACCACCAAACATTTTAGATAAACGAGTTTTGATCAAATCAACATCAAACTCCGATTCACTTTCAGCATCCGGCAACTGTCCTCTCAAAGTGTCACTGTACTTGATCTTTTCTTCATCATCACTATGACCACCATAAATTATCGTATCTTTTTTACCAATAACCACTTTATCACAACACCCCAACACCCCTTCATTAAGGGTCTTAACTTTTTCACCACTAAAAACTCCCTTCATAATACCATTAGAATCATGCTCAACAACCTTACCACCCGTCAAAGCTGCCAAATCATCTAAAAGCCAACGACGACTACTGATGGTTGACAAATAAGGAACTTTTGCAAGCCCAACAATTTGACCAGCACGCTTATTGAGAATAAGCATATTAAGTGCTTCGCCCTCAAAATTATGAGCTATTATTAATAATGGAATCGGTCTAGTCCCGTTGTTTGTTAAAGCAATGTAGAAATTAGCCAAATCATTGACATCAGAAACAACTCCATCATATAAAAGAATCGCTGGCTTCAATATGTCCACTGAATTTTTTTGAGAATTATTAACAAAAGTAGTCCCATAAGCTCCGATATTAGACCACCCAGACGATAAAGTATATCCCTCAACAAACTGAACCTTAATTTCTTTTGAAGTACCATCTTCAAGCGAAACATAACCGTCTTCCCCTGCCATCTCAACAGCTTCCACAACTTTATCTGCAATGACTTTATCATTATTAGCTGATATATAAGCAACATTGTGCTGCTCCTCTTTTGTCTTTATCTTTCTTACCCATTTTTCTAAAACAGCTGGAAACAGATCTCCTAATTTACGAATACCATTAACCAATTCTTGTGGAGTGACAATTCCAGATTTTATCTGTTTCATCCCCTCACGAATAATAGCGGCAGACAAAGCCACTGCGGTTGTTGTTCCATCACCAACTTTTTCATTAGTTTTTTCAGAACTTTCTTTTAATGAAGTGATTATCGTATCAAGCAACGGATTTTTGACTTTTGTATGACGAGCCACTGTTACACCGTCTTTTGTAAAAAACGGCGGAGCTCCATCTCTTTGAATCAAGATTGGCAAACCCTCTGGGCCTAATGTGGCAACTACAGGTTCTGATAAAATGCCCACACCTTGAATCACCAAATCACGAAACCTCTGCTTAGAAACTATCCTTTTTGCTTTTACAGACTCCATTTGACCTCCTATGATGTTATTATCGATTTTATGACAAGCGGATGAGGGTCGCACTTGGGGGATGGAAAATCAACGACCCCCAATCCACCTGCCACACAAACAGCTCTCTCAAAGAACTGCATTCCTTTTACTCCATTGAAACAAAAAAATAAAAAACTATTTTATCTTTTTTGAAAATAGTTTTTTACTTTTTGATTTTTGGCAACTATAAGAGTATCTATAAAATACGATGAAAGAAAAATACACTACATTACACTTAAATCTAAATCCCAAAAAAGCAAAACGAGATTTGTTAGAAAGTCTTTTAAACGACACCAACGAGGTTGTTGAGCTACATTCAAACTTGATAAAAACCAATAAAACCGTTGATCGTAAATTTCACCACGAAATACTATATAAAAAATGCAGAAAAAAATTCCCAAACTTACACGCAACATCCATACAACTCATTCGAGATGAAGTGATCCGAAGAGGTTCTGATGAGAAGATTTTCCTACCAATATTACTTTCACCACAATCATTCAAACTAAGTAAATCCGAAAAATCAAATTACTTTGACGCTTGGCTTAAATTTAAAAAGATAAACTTCCCATTAGAAGGAAAAGATGTCATTAAAAAACTTATGAAAATGGGGATCGTTACAACACCTAAACTGGCAAAAAGATACGAAAAAAATAACGAAATTGATTTATTAGAACACGAACAAAAAGTAGACCAAAAAAATGGTCATACGAAAGTTATCGGTCATTCTAAAACAAGTCCCAAAGAATATTCACTGGTCAGGGCATTTATCAAAAAGAATTTTAAAAACAATACTTGGAAATTGTATCTTATCATTAAGACTACAATCGATAAAAAAAGCCCTCCCCCCGTCAATCCATCTACAAAAATAACAGAAAAAATTCACCCTTTTGAGGGTGTTCCGGAAATAAGCACAAATATAACTAATGTATATACTAAAATTATCCGACCTACATCATCAAAAAAAGATTGTTCAAGGATCGTAGACGTTCTAAGGTTCAAGAAAAATCTATCGGATAATTACAAAAAGAAGATTAAAAGACCTCGTTATATGAAAGAATTGCTAAGGGGGATAAGAGATAAGGAATGTTTTGGATATTATCTTTTACACAACCTCATCAATCGTGGATTATTAGAAGTATCAATCCACAACTACATATAATTAGGAAGTGTTTCATTTTTTTATACCCCATTCTTTTTAAAATCAATAAGTTAAGAAAAACTATATCAAAAATCCGTTTCACTCACTTAACCACTTAACTTTTAAAGTTTTTATCAACTCATTTAATGAAGTGATTTATTGTTTTTTGCTGTTTTTTTTATTAAAAAAAAGAATGTTTTGTAACTCTCGGATACAGTTTTATTCAATTGAGAATTAAATAAATTCATAAGGTAAGTAGAGTTATAGAAGCAAACTAAAATCTTTTAAAAAATAAAAGGGCACAAAATAGTTTTTTACTTTCTTCATTAGAACAATTAAAGTGTGAAATATGATAACAATCATAATCCATAATAGCACCTGTTTTATAAAATATGGAGATAATAATCCAAATGTGATCAACGAATTATCTTCCAATCTTAATGATCTTCTTTCTTATCGCAAAGAGGATTATGTCTTCATACGTAATGTAATGAAGAAGAAATATAGAGATGCCAAAATTTTCAGTAAAGAAGAATTGAGGAAGAGTCGACCAGATCTTTTAAAGTATCTTTATATCACTCCACAAAGGCTGGAAGAATGGGTTGAAAAAGCTACCATTGTTAAACTCTTCAATAGGTCAAATAATTCATTCCCGACAGGTCTTTTATGTATGGTTGAAAAATATCTCAAAAATTTTAAGATTCATTACACCATAGAAGATGCTAGAAAGAAACCCGAAGAAAAAGAAAAGAATTATCTTAAACTCACTAAATTACCAAAATTAAGGTATTATCAAAAAGAAATCTTAGAAAAGTTAAAGATTCACTCCCGTGGAATTGTAGAAGCAGCCACTGGAACAGGGAAGACACTTATCATTAAGGAACTGATTAAAGAAAAGGGAGTGAAGACTCTTGTGGTGGTACCGTCTTCCAATATCTTAGATATCTTTGAAAGTCAATTGATTGAATTGTATGGTAAAAGATTCGTAGGGGTTATCACAGGTGGCAAAAAACAGTTTGATAAAGATATCACAGTGGCCACCTATCAATCCTTACCGAAGATACCTGCAGAATGGTTTGAATCAATCGACATGTTGATTACAGACGAATTTCACCATTCCTCAGCTGAAACCTTATCTTCATTAAATTTCAATCAATTTAAGGATATTTATTTTCGTTATGGCTTCACAGCTACTAATTATAGAAATGATAATTCAGATTTATCATTAAAAGCTATTATGTCAGACGTTTTGTATGAGTATGGGTTTAATAAAGGTATAAGCGACAAGTTTTTAAGTCCCATTAAATTCATAGTGTATAAATACGATAATCCTTATATAGAGAGTAAATGGAGAGAAGAAAATCAAATGGCTCTTATCCAAAACGAAGAGTATAATGATAAGATTGTTGAAATTGCTCAAAAACTTGACAGCAACAATGTCCCTACTATTATTTTTGTAAACGAGATTAAACATGGAGAAATTTTGCAAGAAAAGATTGAAGGTTCTGTTTTTATTACTGGCAAATGGAAACGAAAAGTGAACAAGCAAATTCTTGAGGATTTTAATGATAACAAATTCAATATTTTGATAGGAACATCAGTGATAGGCGAGGGTGTTGATACTGTTCCTGCCCAAGTGGGTATATTAGCTTCTGGTTTTAAAGCTGATAGCGAAGTAGTTCAGAAAATTGGTAGATTATTGCGTCCACATGAAAACAAAAAGTCAGCTTATTTTATTGATTTTACGAATAAGGGGACGAAATATCTTTATAAACATCACAATGCTCGAATGGAAATCTATAAAAGATATCCCAGCGAGATAATATATAGAGATTTTTAATGACTGAATGCTCCCATGGGCTAATGGTTAGGCCATCAGCTTTTCACGCTGAGGATTGTGGGTTCAAATCCCGCTGGGAGCACAAATTTAAAAAGGGAGGGTTGAATGACAAGTAGAGCGTTTTTTGTTATAGATCATAGGTGGGATGGAGATGTACTTGAAATTGTTTTTAGTCCTATTTCCAGCACTAATTCTAAAGACATTAATTTTGCTATTAAAAATTATTTATCCAGTGCGGGTATGGACGATGAATTAAAAAGATGGAAAAATAACGAGTTGCATATTAAATGGACATGTAAACCTTAAAGGGAGGTAAATATGTTGGCAGAATATCATGCAGTTAACACACAAGACGAAAATGGTAATCCAACTGGAGGAAGTGTCGAAGGAACGGGAATTTCAATCAGTTGGCAAGATGGACCATTAGGAAAAGGCACAGATAGGCGAGAACCTAATGGAGCATTTGTTGAAACTGTAATGGATGCTTGTAGGCAAAGAATTCAAGCCTATCAATCAAGCAAATTCGTATGTAAAGAAAACGCTATGGCAATAATAAAACTAGAAGAAGCTCTGATGTGGCTCAATAAAAGAACACAAGACAGAGAGGTAAGAGGGGTTGAAGGGATTCATGAGGTTTGATCTTTAACAGCTAGTGGGAGGGACATGATAATAATTGCAAACTTAGGATGTGGAAATTGTAATTTTATCCCACAAAATAAAAAGGAAGAATATCTTTTATTGTCTCTACAAAATAATGGGTGCCTTTTACCGGAATGGCTACAGGATGCAATAAGGGAATTGGGGTTTAACAGCACATTGAATTGGTATTGGAATCGCAATTGATCTTTGACAGCTAGGGCGTGTGGCGGAAAAGGTAGACGCAATACTAGGCAGAGCCAAGCAGCCAGTTTTCCTAGTGAACGTACTGCGCGGTATCATGCTAGGTGCAAATCCTAGCCACGCTCTACGCTGTTAATATAAAGGGGATAAAATGTATATTTATAAGCCAGGTAAGTGCGTGTTGCCAATAAAGATATGGTCAAAAGAAGGATCAATGGAGGATGGTGCGTTAAGTCAAATTGAGAACGCAGCTTCTCTGCCGTTCGCATTTCATCATGTTGCGTTAATGCCGGACGGACATCAGGGATATGGCGCACCTATTGGTGGCGTAATGGCATCTCAAAGAGCAATAGTCCCAAATTTTGTAGGCGTAGATATTGGGTGCGGAATGTCTGCTGTTAGAACATCTTTAAAACATATAGAAGTCGATGATATTAAAAGAATATTGGGCCGTATAAGAGAGGTTGTTCCGGTCGGCTTTGAGCATCAGAAAGAACAGCAGGACGATAGATTAATGCCGGACCTTCCAATTGTAACGGAAATGAAGATCGTAAATTCTAATTACGATTCTGCTCGTAAGCAATTAGGCACTCTTGGTGGTGGTAATCATTTCATAGAGATTCAAAAAGGATCAGATGGGTTTATATGGGTTATGATTCATAGCGGAAGTCGTAATTTAGGCTACAAGGTTGCGAAATATTACAATAAGTTAGCGATGGAACTTAATAGCGAATGGCACAGCTTTATTCCGGACTCATGGGAACTTAATTTTCTACCGATAAATACAGACGAAGCAAATCTATATAGAAAAGAAATGGAGTATTGCGTTGAGTTTGCAAAGGCAAATCGCAGATTAATGATGGATAGAATTGTTGAGGAATTTAGAGTCGGGCTTGTAAAAAATGGAATGGTTACAATCATGGATACGTGTCCAATGATAAACATCGCTCATAATTATGCGGCTATGGAAAATCATTTCGGAAGCAATGTAATGGTGCATAGGAAAGGAGCAACAAGGGCTTATGAAGGTGAATTGGGTATTATTCCGGGCTCTCAAGGAACGTCTTCATATATCGTTAGGGGATTAGGAAATAAAGATTCCTTCAAGTCGTGCAGTCACGGTGCCGGTAGAACAATGGGCCGCAAACAAGCGCAGAGAGAATTGAACCTAGAACATGAAATGAAAATATTAAATGATCAGGGAATTATTCATTCCATTAGAAATGTTTCTGATCTTGATGAAGCAGCTGGAGCTTATAAAAATATCGATGAAGTCATGGAAAATCAACGAGACTTAGTTGAGATTGTAACTAAATTACAACCATTGGCAGTTATTAAAGGTTGATCTTTAACAGCTAGGGCGTGCGGCGTGGTGGGAACACCTATGCTAATAGTGTCGGTAAGAAGCTAGAGTGTTGATACGGGACGCCTACGGAGTAACAAGCACTCTGTGGCACTGTGCGAAGAAAGCTCCCCGTGTGGGTGGACTGAAAAGTCCTACAGTTGGTTGCCACCCGTATTGACAAGCAAGTTCGAATCTTGCCATGCTCTACGCTGTTAATATTTAAAGGGGATGATATGGACAAACAGAAGCTAAATAAACTGATGGCTGAGAAGGTTCTAGGGTGGGAAAAAAAGTCATGGGTTGTGGGGGTAAATGGGATAGGGTCTGACATCCACAGCACTGATTGGTTTTGCAATGGTAATCTTATGCTGGGATTGCCCAATTTCTGCGATAACATAGCAGATGCTTTTATGCTTGTGGATAAGATGAGAGAAAAAGGCTACCGTTATTTTGTTATGAGTTTTTTTGATAAAGAATGTGACATAAGTTTTAGTAAGTCATGGGGGTATCTAGGGCCTAACATTGCTGCAAAAGCAACAGCACCTACACCCTCCCTAGCTATCGTATTGGCTATTGAGAAAACATTGTTAAATATCTAAAGGAGAAATAAAATGCTAATAACAAAAAGTATGGTAGGAAGAAAAGTAAGAAAGAAAGCATGGAGCGAAAACTGCTACATAAAGATACTCTATGTAGGTGATAAAATGTTTTTTGGTAAAGACACATTCAGTAGATCTAACCGCGAAAATTCATGGGATATTGATGAAAAAATTGATGACAATTGGGAATTTTATGTAGAAGAAGAACCCAAGCTATTATTAGCACCGGCTCTAATCAACAGGGTAGTGAATGCGATCAATTCAATATGGTACTTAACCACAACGCTATATGGTTCTATGGAAGAAGTGCAGAAAATTATGCTTCTACAGCCCTATGATAAAATAATATGGCCAGCCACACCCAACAAAGATGGCTATTATGAGGTATAACCAAAACCTGATGCTTATAATTTTACAAATGTTTACATAGGAGTGTAAGATGATTGATTCAGAGAAAAGTGAAGTCAGCTTCATGCATGTAAGAGGAAATGAATTAGATAAGGCTGTGTCAATGTCAGACTTCTTCGATGAAGTAATTAAGGTGATGAAGAAGTTTGGTATTGTTCAGTTGGGGTGCGCTAGGTGTGATAAGCCTAAAGACTGGAAGGAAAAGCTAAGAGAACTTATCTTCGACATAATTAAGAAGAAAGGTCTTCAGGTAAAAGGTGGAGTATATGACTTGGCTGACCTTGGTGGCTTTCTTGAACTACAAGCCTTCATACAAGAACTGTTAGACGAGAAGGATAGGGAGATAGTTAAGTACCAACGCAGAGAAGATGAGCATTGTAAGCAGATAGCTAGGCTGTACGAAGAGGTAGAGATGGGGCACAATGAATTTATGCAAGGAAAATGAGATATGAGGGAAGGAACTAAAATATTGTTTTGTCCTAGATGTAAAGGGAACAGACTGTTTGAAAAAGTTAGTCCTTGGACTCAAAAAGAATACAAGCGATGGAAGTGTTTAACTTGTAACGGTAGAAAACATGAATCTTATAGACATTGGAAGTTTGAGCCGTTATATTTAAAGGGAGATAATAAAAAAGAGTAGGGGTTACCCCTCCCTATTTTTCGCCTTTCTTCACTAGATAATCTGTATATCTACGAAATCCATATAAACTTAGGCAAGGAGTAAGTAGAAACAAAACAACTTGACCTTCCACCGCTCTAAATTTCAACATAAAGTCTCCATATTGAACATGTTCTATAATTCCTAAAAATACAAAAATAAGAGAAGCAACGAAACTCCAGAATGCAAGCCGATAACTTTTGCTATCCCTATCTCTTATGTATATATCATTTTCTTTTTTTTCTGGCATTAACAAGCCTGCACTGTAGCTTTAACCATATATCTCGTTGCTACTGTATCATCGCGATTTAATGAATACGTCATCTTACTTGTTCCATCCCACGCCATTTGTTGCGCACACCCTCCAGTTGACCCCGCATCACCAACAAACGTGGTGCCACCAACACCCCTTCTTGAGTGCCACATTCCATCACAAAGTAAATATGAGGCTGCCCCAGTAATATCTGAACCCATTACCTCAACATGTATCATTATTTGATCATCGCTTGCATGCAATGTTGCATCAAATACATCAATCCAAACATCTCCAGCCCCAGTAGCAGTATATGTACAATAGAATATATAAGTCCTACGATTATTTGCATCTGCAACAGTTGTTATAGCGTAAGACGCATCAACTTGAGTTCGAGCTTCCCCCTTTTCCTGCATATAAACAGGCGTTCCATCCGCTCTATAATATTCATGAGCAGATATAAAGGCACTTGCACTTGTAGGAGATATCGTCGGAGCTTTTATAGTTGGAAATTCATCAAGAACCGCTTTGCCTGTTCCAGTTTTATTACCTGCTGCAAATATCGTTCCAGGAACAAGTTGTCCACCATGGTTGGTGCCACTAACCGAATGATCATGATCGATTATAGCTCCTGACGAATCATCAACATATTTTTTATTCGCCACTTCATAATTAACTGTAGGAGCAGCTGCTGGAGTTGTTAAAAACCCATTAGCATTAGCAATAACAATTATGCCATTTGATGGAGTTGCAGATGCATTTGCACCATCAACTTTGTCTGCATCTAAATTGGTGACCACAGCTGCACCAGCAGCAACAGTAAACGGAGCTCCTGGGGTGGTTGCAAAACTTGGTGTACAACCATCTTGAAAATCCACTATCGCTCCAGATCGACATTCTATTTCTCCTCCAGACAATACATTGATAACAGCTCCATTACCTATGTTGAGAATAGCTCCATTAATAAAATCTGCTTGGGCTGCTGCCTGCCACTCCAATATTCCAAATATATCATCACCATACCGATTAGTGAACAGATCTCCAACCTTAGCTAATGCCAGTGTTAAATCCTCTAAATTAGCAAATCCATGCACCACTTTAGGTGCGATAAGAGTGTTGTAATCAGGCTGAGAATCTGCCTCTGTTAAAGTAGCACCTCCAACATACTCTAAATGTTGTTTAGTCAATGGAGTTGCGAGTTCACCTGATTCACCATTATCCAATCTCATTAATGCCATATCAATCTCCTTTTATGCCATACCAATATAAACAGCGTCACTGATTCTACGTATCATTATAAATCTATCTGGTGCTGGAACGTATGCCGAAGAAGCCACGACTGTGGCGGTTAAAACTGCATTTGAAGTTCTATCAATATCAACATAAGCTACATTCCCGTTTGCTGGCATGCTTATCCATGCATTTCCAGTTCCTTCTGGATCAGTAAAATCAATCGTATTAATAAAAGCTGTACCAGGTATCAATATTGTTGCATCAGCCGTAAGTGTAACTCTTCCAGTTCCCAAAGCCCAAGACCAAACTCCACCACCCGTCATAGCAATAGAAACATCTGCTAAACTAGAATGTGCAGGTGCGTACCAAACAGCTGCAGCACCTGTTGCACTACCAAATTTAATTTCTTTAATCATTGACATTATAGCATCTAAACTATCTTTTAAATTTTCAAGCTGTTTATCTCCACCACTGAATATACCAACAGCACCAGAAACCCCAGGTTCGCCTCTACCCGCTATCCATGGGTATACATAATCTAAATTTGGAGCATTCCCACCTGACCCCAGTCTAAACAACATTTGACGACAATCTGTAAAAGTGGTGATATTACCAGCAATCGCAGTTGTTTTGCACAATGGGATTGTAGTTCCAGAAACAGGGAATCCCGTTGTGTTTTTATTCAAAGTAACAATCAATTCTCTTTGAGTGTTGACTATTTGATTAAATTCAGCTCCAACACCAACCATTGAAGCAGGATCCCAAAAGGTTCTAACTGCTGGCGTACCACCTTGGAAATCGGTCTCAAGCCAAAAATAAGTTGTGGTGCCATCCACTGCTGTATCCGTTAACAATGCAGTTCCAGCTGGACCATAGTATAAACTGCCATCATTTGCACCATCTATCAAAACAGAACCTATCGGATTGATGCTAATATTCAGACTCGGTGGAACTACGTGAGTTACCACAAAACCACCCAAAATATAACAATTTAACCCTGAAATAGCACCTTTATTCAATAGTTGTTCATCGGTTTCTATTAAAGATTGCAAAGTGTTAAAATCTGGTAAATCGTAACGCTCCTGTGCATACATAATAAGTTTTGTTTGTTGGGCCATTTTAACTCCTCATTTATTAAACTATATTTTATATCTTAAAAAACTTTTAATCATCTTCTAATATCCATCTCACAACAATTCCCGCTGCTTTCAACAACAAAATAAATCGACTGATTAACTCGTACGCTATTTCTGTATCAACAAAAAATATTGGATAATCAACACCAGTTATACGCGGTTTATATGGCGTAGGATAGCATAAATTGACTCTATCACCGATACCATGCGAATAAACAAATGGATACGTAGCATCTAGCAATAAGGTTGTGTTGTTTGGGCGAGAAAGATATTTTACAACTTCCTGCTCATTTCCACCAAAATCAAAAACAATATGACCGCCTGCTCCTGGAAATTGAGAAGTGTCGGCAAATGTTACAGCAGCATAATGCCCAGACGCTCCAATGGATTGTTGTAAAGTCGTAACCGTACTAGTAATATGAATACTTGATCCTGTTGGTCGATCATAAAAGAAAGATCCTGGCCAATATGGATGCGTTGCATCAACGACTGGTCTACTATCTACAATTGTTGCATCTGCATGGAAATGATGAGACCACAATAGTGTGTCATATTCCAGTATAATCTTCTTGGGCATCCTCACTATCAATTCATTCGGATTCAACTCATGTAAGCTGACTTTTGTATATTGATGTTTATCTGTATCAAAAGCTAATGCAACATTCGCAGTACCTCCTGTTATTTGAACAGTTCCAGCCAAACCAAAAGTCAAAGTGCTTATCCGAACGTGTATTTGATTTAAAAGTTTGTCATGGTAAGTGTGTGCAATGACGTATTCTGGCACCCATTCATTAATACGATCAACAACTTCTTGAGCAGTTGCGGCTCCTGGAACTGCAAAATCTTCTGCTAAAAATGTCACAGATATTTCTTTTGTTTCATCTACAGTAAAACTCAAAGTCTCACCACCAACTAAATTAAAAGTTTCAAAGTTCCCACTAGTAGATGTAGAGTGTAAGTATTCGATACTCCAAAACAATTCCAAACATTTGTAAATAGTAGGTTTCACTTGCTTCGGCCAATAACTCAAAACAGGGATAAGTTCTCTAAATTTACTGTCAATAAAATAAAGTATATCTGTGGGCCTTGAAATATCAAAATTAGAAGATAAATAATCAAGATAATTATGAACAGCCCGACTTACATACAATTGATCTTTAGCATCATCAACTGCGCTTTCTATCAACTGATCTTGCTCAGCAAATGCTTTAAAAGTAGCGTTAATATATTCGCTAGATTCAGCATGATAATAAGATGGCATAAAACTGTAAAGTCTTTCTAATCTATCCATAATTACCCTACTATAATATCGGTTTCTGAAATGCGAGCCAACTCATTGGCAGCTATTAAAACATTCGCAGTCGGAGTGAGAATACTTGAATCCACAATACCAGTGACAGCCATAACAGCGGCGATTATTTCACTAAGAACCACATCTTCACCAACTCCCAGGCCATTTATATAATTACTAATTGCAGATTTAACATCATTTTTAACAAGAGCCAATGTCAAACCGTCTGATGTGGAAACATCAATGGTAACTTCAACATAATGCATAACAGGTGCTTTTATTTCAATTTGAACCCCTGCCGCTTTAATGCCAGGATAATTTTCAAAATCAGTATCCTTACCGTCGATTATCCACTGACATTCTTGAACTAAACCAACATAGTTTTTATAACCATCAATTCCTTCAGCAGGAATAAGAGTAAAATCAAATTGATTTCGAGGCATAAAATAAGCTGAATTACCCGTTAAATAACCACTGATATCAGTTCCACCAGCATCAACTGAAACTGAAACTGTATAAGGCGAAGCAGCACCCGCTATGTTTGTTATAGTTATATCCGCAGGGCCAACTACTCCGCTATCGTTTATGACCAATTGCAATCCAACACTCAACCCTTCAATCGAATCTACAGTGGAAGCTCCCAGAAGCGTACCATCTGTCAATAGTGGTATACTAAAATCATTTGCATTACCACCTGCACATCTAACAGCACCTAGAGTTCCTTCGGTTTTTGTTGTAAGTTGAACTTTCGTCCCGTCATAGCTTGCTTCAATATCGCAATAAACCCCTAAATTTGTAAAAGTTCTATGATTAAAAAGATCAACCACATTGCGTGTTGTTGTTGGAATAATCTCAAAAGTATCCCCAATAACAGGTGCAGCTGGAAGTGGTGCGGCAACTGTTATTTGACCGTTAGTTTCATCATAAGCTGTTATTGTCCCAATTTGATTTCTTAAAGCTGCTGTAGTTGTATTAAATTTAAATCTGACTCTACATCCCACAAAGAAGTCTTGCTGTGTGAAATAGGTTATCAAACTTGCAGCCCTAAAATCACTGGCACCAACCCCAGCAGTAACAATACTGTCGTAATCTATATTAACTGTTACAGTTTTATAAGTTAAATCATTGTCAAAAACAAAAATGATAAATTGACCAACACCAAATGTAAAATCCTGTTCATTTCCACTTTCCACAAAACCGTAATTACTCTCTTGCGCTGAGTTTGTGACTCCTGTAGGAAGATCCAAGCCCACAACTGTAGTGGCGGAATGAATGCGTATTCTTCCAGATTCATCTTGACTATTCGATTGCACTCTCAAAAAAGTGTCAAGATTCTTGGTTTTACCATAAAAACTCACTCCCCTAAGTAAAGGTTCAAACATGGTGTTAACACCATCGCAATCTAAAGAAGCTGTCGCTGTCGCTGTGGCTATTTGAACCACCTCATAAACATCTGCAACTTGAGGTATCGCAGGGAATGCAGCTGTGGTGAATTGACCTGTTGTACCATTATAAGCTGATATTTGTCGATAAACACCTTGAAGTGCTACTGTTGTCGTTGTGCTTTTAAATCGAACATACAAGTCTTCAAAATGATCATCAACATATGTTGCAGCTAAACTGACATCAATAAAGTCAGTTACATTAATCTGAGTGGTGACTGAACTATCCACAATATCATCCACCTGTAAAATCAATAATTGACCAATAACCACAGAATAATTTTGAGCTGAGATAGACTCTTCAAATGCCCTCGTGTACGGAGAACCTGCAACCACTTCATCGCCAGCCACAAGAACATCTTCTAATTCAATTTGTCCATTGTATTTATTTAAAGAATAATCCTTTGCTGCTCCATACACGATTGTAGTGGAAAAATTCAATATAGCATTAGCAGCTCCACCAGTGACTTCAACTGCCGATTGTCCTGGATAAGGATTAGTGGATACTATCACAACTCTCACCGAACTTCCAATTTGAATTGTATACGCTCGCGCACCTGTTATCTGTGTGTTTATCAATGCAGCAACTTCTGCTGCTGTAGTTTCTGTACCGAATGTTATCGTTTGCACCGTTGGCTTGTCATCAATCTTTAGGGTCAAAGTGGTCGCAGGAACAATCGCAAAGGGTTGACCACTTTGAGAAATAACATAGGCATTCCATCCATCCTTACTTAGCAAAATATCATTTTTGTAAAGTTTCAAAGTGTAAACATCTACGCCCTCTTTAAAACCCAGTGCAACGTTCGCAGTGCCTCCCACAACTTGAATTTCCTCGTTAGTGTTAGCTAGTGCTTCAATAACAACTTTTGTTCTATTGCCGGACGTTCTGGCTTCTATGAACGATACTTCATCATTAAGAACCCTTATCACTTCTTCCGCTGTTGCAGACCCTGGTACTGCAAACATGTCTGCTCCACCAAAAGTCACAGTGGTTTCTTCAATACCCCCAACCCTAATGATCAGTGTTTGACCAGCTATAATTCCAAACGGTTCACTGTTCTGAGTTACAAGACTTCCTTTTGTCAACGGTGTTTTTGAATTATCAAGCTGTAAAAACTTTTCTCCACCAGCTGCATACTCCATCAACAATTGATAAGGTTCCGCTACAAACCACGGTTCAAGTGCCACACCATCATCAATATAAAGAAAATTCAATTCATTTAAAGTCGTAGCTTCCACAAAGGATGCTGATACAACTTTATTATTTTGATAAGATGAAGTCACCTGCACTGCTGCTGTTAAAACCGACTTCTCTGTTCCACGACTTAAACTTTGTATGGTGGCACGAATCCTATCCCTTAATTGTTCATCAGTTTCCACATCTCGACCTGTAGAAAAAGAATAGGGATTAGTAACCTCTGCTGTAGTAAACGGTAAAGTTGAGTAGAATCTTATTGCACCGATATTCACATTACCCACAGTGCCTGATTGACTACAAATAACTGTAGAATTTAAAATAGAAACTTCACCATCTAAAATCGTTTGATCAGCTTGCAAAATAAAATTTATTTGAGAGATCAAATCAGATTCAGGAACATAAACTACACTACCTGCGGGAACAACTCGATCGCCACCTTGTGCAAAAATAATGGTTTCATCAGTACCATGATCTTTTGTTAAAGCTAACGTCAAATTTAAACGATAGTAAGTTCCCATATTAGTTATAGAACCATAAGGAACTGTTTCTACGTTGTTGGTTCCCCTTCCAACAATAACTGACCCTCCAATTGCTGGGAAACTGGTGGAATCTACGATGTTGACAGTTGTATTTCCTGCACTTGGCCCTGGCAACCCTGGATAAATAACCGTAGAAACTTTACTAAACGCAGAATCACTTAGAGTTACATACCCGTTCGCAGGGTTGCTTCCGATCCTTGTCAATCCATATTCGTAAGCTCGATCATCTAAATCTATCCCAACAACTGTATCTAAATTATAAGATCGAATAATATTCAGCATTTGAATATAAGAATTCGCATCTTCTGTTGAAGCAGCTTCCAGCATGGTAATGACTGCAGAACCAGCTGAGATATCTGTCAATGCAGAGTTTGCCCCCACAGTTGCGATCATATCAGATAAAATTTGTTGAAAAGATTTTAAAGTAAATTCAGCCATTTTCCCCACTCCTTAAAATTAGTTGTAAGGGCACAGGTTTGCTTGAATGCATAAGCGAAACTTTCAATTTGAGCCTTAAAGTGTTGCCCTCACGTTCAACATGGATTGAATCAACAGAAGCAAATCTATTATCTGCAACAATTGTGGATTCTATCATTTCCGTTATTTCTTCTGCAGTATAAACCATCTTTTGACCAATTTGCATATCAATTCCAATTTCAGGATGATACATTAAAGCACCTGGCTCCATCCCTAATTTAATATTAACAGCTTGGGCAGCATTTTCTACACCAGCTATAAGTTCAAAATCTTGAGCTGCTAAATTAACGGCAATATCATTCTCATTCGTTAATTGCAAATCAACTCCAAGATTTTTTTCAAAAATTGATAAATCCTTAGTAATTTCAGTATCACCTTTTTGTAATACAGCCATTTTATCAGGTGTACCATATTGAGGAATCAAAATTGTTTGCCCATATGACAAAGTGTTTTTACCCACAATAGGATCTTCTGAAATATAAGGTGGATCAAGATTGTTAAGAAGAACTATTTGATACCACAATGTCGTATCTGCCATAACTCGATATGCAATTTTTTCAAGTGTATCATTATACTGAATAACCTCTTCCTTAACGCTTTGCGGTAACACAAAATCAAGCGCATTTTTAAATGCAGCTTTCAAAGATGGGGCAGAAGCAGTTCTGGTAGCTTGAACTGCACTGCTGTTAATTTCAATTGCACTTTCTAAATTGTCCGATGTTCCACTCAAAACTCCAGATCCTGATTCTGGGCTAAAAATAACATCAGAAGCTAAAACCCTATCCATACCAGTCACTATACTGCTAACAGCTTCTAAAGTTTTAACATCAGATAATATAAAACTTTTTTGTGCAGAAAGTGGCGTTCTACCAAATGTTGTATTGTATCTAGAATCCCCCAATCCAACCAAATCAATAAAATTATCTCTCACATCAGCAGCGGACCTCTTAAGTTCCTCATAAAAAGATCTCGGAAGGGCTGACACTGTTGTTTTTGCATATCTCATTGCTTGTAAAGCTGCACTTACTTTATTGAGTGGAATTGTTAAAGTGATTGCCACTTGACGACTAATTCTATTCAATAGATCGGCACTGTCATGAATGATAGCCGCAGCATTCTCTATTCTATCACCAACCTCATCGACAATATTCTCAACAAGAGTTATGTTATCTAAAATTTGACCATAAACTCCACCCCTACGAGGATATGCCTCCGCCCAACCCACTATAATCAATGAAATTGTATAATCATATAAAAACGGTCTATCCTGTGTTCTTCTTAAATCAACTCCAGGGCCAGTTGGTTCTACATACCAATATTCATTATCTTTTTTGTTGCGAAAAATAAGTTTTAAATCTTTATAGTTTGGATTTTTTTTACACTCTGCATAACTCCTAAGATAATTCCTCAATCTCATAAACTCAGCGTAACCAGTTCTAACAGCCCCCATCGGTCTCATTCCAGTCGTACCCGAAATAGTCAAATTTTTAATTACAAACCCTTGATGCTCTGTAATCACTCCAGTTTGACAAGGCGTAACAGTTATTGCAAAGTTTTCAGATTGTCTCAATTCGCTGGGATTTATTTGAAGTTTAAGATTCGCAAATTTGTTAGACGGATCCCCTTCCACCGAAAAACCGTATCCTAAATCAAATCTCCAATTACTTGTTTTAATTCTATTGAGAGCATATTCAACGCCTTTGGTTATATAACCAGCATTTTGAACAACAGAACCCCCTTGAATCAATGGTGTAGTAAATATATTCGCACCTTGATTTAAGATTAAATCTTCACCTTCCGATATAAAAGTAGATATTCCCATTTAAAACCTCTGCATTACTATACTTGAAAACCCTACAATAATTTATACACACGCGCCAAATAATCCAAAGTGTATGTGGATGGAAAATCAAAACTTAAATCCATCCTATTTATATCTACGTAAACCCCTGTAACAAAACCATTCAATTCTAGATTTAATTCATCAATTGCATAAATCGAATCCCCTACACTAAAACCTGATACATCCGTTATATAAACCGTTTTACTCCCGGTAGGTTCTACATTTAAGGCTGCCGCTGTCATTACAGCTTCATAATCAATCAATAAATCTTCTGAATTTTGTTTTTGTTCATCTATTATCTCTTTCGTTGATTCTGCATTATCTTCTTGAGATAACGATCCATAATTTTTGTTACAACGTCTATCTGCCCAACGATACTTATTCCCTGCAGCTCCAGTTGCTGTAAATGTTGGACCACCTCCGATATAAGCAACCGCACCTAACGCAACTACAATTTGTGCCAACCTCGTAACTACAAAAGCTGAACGAACATCCACCGGAGTTTGAAACGCTGTTAAAGCTGGATCATTATATCTACTATTACCACCCACATCTGAAACCGGAAATGTCAACCAAGTGGTGGTCGCTGCTTCAATAATGGGTATAGCTGCTAATGCCGCTGTATTCTGAGCTTGCTGTGGTGCTCTTGCATCATCATTGGCTGTTAACGCTACATCTTCAGCGGTTAAATGACCACTCCAAATTGCTGTATTATTCATATAAGTAACAATATTATTTGAAAGTATCACAAAAGGTGCGGCACCGGACAAGCTGTCTCTTGCTGCATCACTCCACACCACTCCACCACCAACAACCACTTGAGAACCTGCGGGAACTACATTACCAGGGCCACCAGAAATAGCCCAACCTGTTAAGGTGTTCGTTCCTCCCCCAGAAGCAATATAAAAAAGATATTGAGAAGGAACCACAGCTCCGTTATCTCCATCTACAATAACACAAGAATCATTCGAAGTTCCCGCACCATTAGCAACTTGTAGAGTGTTACCACCGCTATACGTTACAGCTACAGTTGTATTGACTCCCCCTGTCAACCCTGTCAATAAAGTAAGAGCCAACATTTCATAATCTTTTGAAACCCTAGACTCATAAGTTGCCGATATCACTCCATTAGCAGCACTATTTGTGTAAATATTTATTTGAGGATTAAGAAAATAATTGTCAGATAACGTAGCATGACTGACTGGAAAGAATACATTTAACGTGGGATTGGTGATGAAAACTCGATCAATATCAAAATCATCTCCTACCCCTTGATTGTACGTGTCATATTCTTCACCATTGATATTTTGTTTTTCATCCAAATACATATTCGCAATATTCAACCAATTTTGAAGAAATTCAGAGTTAGATTCATCAACCTTCCCATACGCAGTTCCTGCATCATCAAGATTGTCTGATGTATTTGTCAATGCAACTATTTCTCCAGGAAGTTTCACCAACCTCCTGGAAACTGCTTTTCTCATATCTGGAGTTAAAACTACAGCCATGTCAACTCCCCATCATCGTTATAAATGAACCGTTTATAATTTTAGACATCACAGGTCTACCTTCATTTCCAGTTCCAACACATATGTCCCCAATCCGCGCACCAGGAGTCCCTCCCTGCCCAATGGAGGTGAGTTGACTCTTAATGTTTAACGCTTGCTTACTCTGTATATTTGTAATTTGACTTTTCATTTCTGTTTGACCATCGGAAGTCATTACCATTTCATTTTCACCAGCTGCTTTTATACTGACTTGCCCCTCATTGTCCATACTTATTTCTTGACTTCCTTTTTTCATCGACATCATTCCATCAGAATCAATACCAATAGAAGCTCCTTCAGCTTCTGTATTTGTAGGATCACCATTTTTGTCTCTTGGTCCTCCCATATTTGTCAAAGTGATTCCGCCTTCTTTATCAACAGCGATTTCCAATCCATTATATTGATAAAGAATTTTCCTACCATCATCTTTTCTTATTTTCTGTATTGATTTTGGATGTTTTAAACAACCAACAATAACATTATTACCTTTGCGTCCACTCACCCTAGCCAATAAAACTATGGCTCCATGGGTTTTATTGGGTTCTTTTTCAAATTCACCGGAAGTGTCACCCTCAATCAATTCGTCATGTATGATTTCACCACTATTATAAACACCGCCTAACGGAACTACACTGATGGCATTGAAAATTCGATTCCCCAATTCAGGGCCACCAATGATTGTCAATATATACTCAGTTTGTTCATTAGATGTTCCTTTTGTTGAGTTTCTTGCATCATCAATATAGATCACCTCATCCACTCTACATTTTAAAATAGCAAAATTTTCACGTTGTTTTTGATAAGAATCCTTTTGAATCCCCACATGAATATTTCCACTAATCGGTGTTCCATCTTGCATAAAATGCGGCATAACTATCCTCAGTTTCTTTTAATTACAGTTTGACCAATTGGCAATTCACTCGATTCCTTTGTTTCATGGTTGAATTTCTCTTGACCAAATCTATCGTAATAAACACCTCTCGTTAAAGTTACATCTTGAGACCACCGATTAGGATAATCCCAAGTGTCAACATAAGATTCAATGTAGTATGACCTTTTTTCCGGCTGTTGCCCTTCCGCCTTATCTGCTCCCTCAATCATCACATCCAATCGCTTCCCTAATCTGATACCAGGGTTACCCATAATTGTCATACTACCCTTTTCAAAATACCTATTGTATTGATACCAATGTTTAAACAAATTATTCCAAGACTTCAAAAGACTGTCGTTTGTTTTGGTTGCACTTTTTTGTATAAACATAACAGAATTTCTTATTGGTAACAATCCGTACCTTTTGTTCATCGTTTTATTGATGTAAGGAAAATCAGGTTGCAATGTACTCACAGATAGATAAGGGGAAGTGACATTGTCGTCATAAATGACGCCTGCCATTAAGAAAAAATTGTATCCGTCATGACCAGAATAAGTTAACGAACTACCCAATATTTCATTGTCCTTAATTTCAACAGAAGCTAAATCCTTAAATTTGTTTATATGATCTAAATTTTTATCTTCATAATTAGCAAAAGCAAATGGGATTTGTTTTAAATGCACTGACGGTTTGGATGTTTTTTCATCTATTTCACAAAACATTTCATTTATCGGATCATTAGAATACTGTTTCATCATATTCCACAATGTAGTGTTCGGGTCGGGGTTGGCTGTGAAATAATTTCCATCCATATCCAACTCTATATGTTTCATGTTTAAAATGTCATAAAACTTTGACCCATCTTTCGAACTTCCAACTTTAAATTTTTGCGCCAATTGATTCGGAATATACCATTGCAGCGCACCAGCACCTCCAGGCCACCCCGCAACTTCATCAATCTTTTTACTTAAAAAACCCTTAATCATTTTGGTTACTATTTCTCCGGCATTTCCTTCTAATGCCTCCAAAACTTGCCATATATAAAATCCCTGCATCTTATCTTTCGCTATCCAAGGATAAAGCATGATAGAATAGTTTGTAAACACCTTGCCAAAATCTTGCCCTCCAACTATGTATCGAATAGTTTTAGCACCATTCACAGGATTGACAATGGTATTTTTGACCACCGAATCTACAACACCCAAACACCGCAAAGACCAGATATCTTCAGGCTCCGACTCTAAATTGTTCCCAGGGTTAGCCCTAATTCTGGCATTGTATTCTCGAGCTAAATTCAATATGTTTCTAGACCAACCAACACCAGCACTCTCTGTTCGAAATCGACTGTATTCTTCATCTGTCCAATAAAAAGTTTCTTCTTCACTCCCATGATACCTTACATCTGTTTGTTCTCTACGTTCAGAAATTTGGCTGGTACTACTAGCTATCACCCTTGGTTTACGATTATCAGCTGGTGTGCTTGTTTTATTCGTATCTCTACCGTTTGTTAAATAAATAAGAACCCAATCTCCGGGCATAATTTGACTTTGCCAATTCTCAGTGGGTAAAAGGGTGAAACTGAATTGTCCTGCTCCAGCTGTATTTGATTTTGCAAAATGAGAACTTACAACTGGGTTGCATTCGGAATTACTGTTAAATGTTAAAACTTTAGATTCTAAGACATCTTTCAAATCTGCATCATCGGATATACCATCAGGTTGATGTTTACAATAGTGATAAACTTCAACCTTACAGCCTGACGAATAAGATTGGGATCCACCCTTAGAAGTTATCTTTGGCATAACTCTAGATATCGGCATTTCTACCCCTTATCTCACTGAAGACATCTCTTGTGGACTTATCAATTTACCCTGCCACGGTGCTGCACCTTTACCAAACATTTCACCTACCATTTCCACCCACTTACTATAAAGCCTGGGATCCATTAACTGCCCATTTGGATCATAAGCTTTAGTGACAGGCGGAACCGACCCTGATACACCAAACAATTCATTAGAACCTAATATTTGACCCTTCTTTGCGTATATTTTAGGTAGATTTTTTGTAGTAACTTTAAACCCATACGGACCTGTTACAGTGACACTTCCTTCTCCAACGCCAGTCACTTTGGATGGAATGTTGTACCTCAAATCTGTACCAGAAGGGACATTCCAACCTATACCGCCAAGATCTGATGTATGAATATTTTTTCTTGTTCCCCACGCATTTTTAACATCAACCAGACCACTCCCCAAAAACCCTCCCCCACCTGAGATTTCATCAACCGTTGATGGTACAGATCCTCCAAATGATTCACCTGTTTTTTTTGGATAAAGACCTGTTTTATTTCTAATTTTATCCACCATTTTATCCCAACCTGATGGAGCTATTCCTGGACCTGTAAATTTGGAAATAACAGAAAACAACGGGGTAAAACCTTTTTCAAGATTCAAAAGAGTTTGCCTCATATCTAAAGTTGCTTGACCAACGCTTTTTCCAACAATTTCCTTATTTAACTCGTCCAATGCACCTAAAACACCCTCTTTTCCAGCTAAAGTTTTATTTATATCTATGAGGTTTTTTTCTGTATTTAGCTCATATTCACGACTCAACCCCTTCAACCCCTTAGTGTCACCCATCATTTCAGCAAATTCCACCTTAGATAAAAACTCTCTTGCCGCATTCGCAGACTTAAATCCAGGAGCTCTTGAAAGTAAAATATCAGCAGCACCTCCACCACCCAACCCTTCAAGTTGTTTACGAAAAGACCCCAACAACCCCATCGTGCCTCCGCCAGAATGAAATGCACGAGACAACTCAGTCATCGGTCCTTGTTTACCCATCATATGGGTGATTGGAAATTTTCCCGGCAATTCTCCAGGCGTAGGTAAAAACATACTTTCCCTTGACATCCTGTACATACCCTCATACATTGCACCACTATAACCACCCTTCTTCAACACATCACTAGTGGCACCCATCATCAACATACCTAATCCACCTTGTGGATTTCTTAACAATTCATTCAACCCCGATGCCATTCCACCTGCCACACCAGGCGTCAGAACCCCTCCACCCCTACTTAAAGTCGACATCATTCCAGAAATAGAAGATGCACTTGCCCCTGGAGCAGATTGAGAAATTTGTTGCATTGTTGAAGCAGTGGCCTCAAGGTATTCTCCAATCCTACCCCTCTCAAGTTTTGTATTAAATGCAGCAGCAAAAATTTCAGCCTGTTGTTTTTGGATGTTATTCCCACCCATTTTTGTCAACATACCTGGGAATTGACCTAACATTTGAGGATCTAATCCATACGCCTTACTGGCTTTCATTATCTGGGTCATAACCCCTCCATCCATACGACCCATTCCAGTTGTAATGCCAGTCATTAATTGACGAGTTCTCCCGGATCCAAATCCATACTGTGTGGCACCATACATTGTAGAAGGAGAAGGATTATAACCCAATCCCGACAATTTTGCGTACGCTGGAGCAGCTTCTTTCCACTTGCCATAACCACCCAAAGCTCTAAATCCATATGCAATTGCTGCGGTTACACCAGCCGAAGCAACAACCGATGCCGCTGAAGCCCCACCAGCTATTGATGATGCTACACGACCTAACCCCAACCTTCCTGCTGCGGCACTTGCAACTTGGCCAATCCCACTTCCACCTCCAACCGTTCTCGCTGCGGACATTTGTTGCATTTCCTGCACAACTTTACTTCTACCGTGCATTTCTTGTGTTAAGGTTTCTTGAAGTCTTCCAACCCGATAACCTTCCCCTGAAGTAAGGGGACGCCCTTGAGATAACCCTGAAAATTTTTGAAGTTTGCCTATGATACGAGAAAGACTTCTGTCAAATGTTTCAATAGTTTTAATGTATGAGCCATCCAACAAACTTTTTACATCTTTGGGTAGTTTAATTCCCCGTTCCAATTCACGCTTAATCGAATCTACACTTTTTCTATCGGATTTGAAATTTAATCCAATTTCTAATTCATGCTTTGGCATTTTTCACTTCCTCAGTCTTATCGGTTTTATCAAATGCATCCTGCATTTCTAATGGTGACTGATAGTCATCGCCCATCTCTTCTTTCAACCAATCTTCATAATCTTCCTTATCCTCTTCTGAAACTGCCTGAAAATCAACTTCAGCTTGCATACGAGATTCTTCATCATTCAAAAATATACTTTCCCAATATTCCAACAACAACTCTTCATAAGTGTATTCGCCTAACAAAGAATCTTTATATGGGCGTTTGTAATACCAACACCACCACCGTTTAAGATATATGTGCAATGAATCCACGTCATTGACAGTTTTATTCACATTATCAAGAGCGGTCTTCTTGATATTTTTAAGTGTCTGATTGTTCATCGGTCTTTTCTTCTTTTCCTTCTTTCTTTTTTTCCTTCGGTTGTTTGTCGCTTATTTTTTCTATAAATTGATCTTCAAAATCATTTATATGTTTCAATAACTCTGCGATCACATTAAGATCGTAAAGTTCCATTCCATAATCACATTTTTCCCACCATTTAGGATATTCTTTTAAAGTGATTTTTAAACGGGCGAGTGCATCGTGGATGGTGACCATAGTAAGACCAACATCTACACCACCATCAAGACGACCTTTAAGACGAGCTATTTCCGACTGTTCTTTGATCTTGGGCCGACAATAAACAAAACTTCCTTTGTACCTTTCTTTCGTTTCACTTCCAATCACATCTACTTCAAATCCAAACTCAAATTGCGGTAAACTATCGAAATTCATAATATTCTCCTTTTTCTTTTTAGTTTAATTTTAAGTGGTTTTACAACAATGTTTTTAGGTAAGTTCATATAAATCTTTTTAGGTAACTGCAGTTTTTATTTTAGGGGGAGTGAGAAGGGCAGGCCGAAGAAGGGGACCCGCCCTCCCCACAGATCATGTCAGCAATTTTAAATGACGTTTTGTTCCCCAGCTTCATCATATGCAAGGATACCAACAAAATCAAGAGTTTCATTGCCAACATCTCTTGCAGCAATTGAAAAGTTACGAGTTGTCATTTTAACTTCTTCAATAACTAGCACATTTTGTTGAGTTGATTTATCATACACTCGCGCGGAAATTGTGCCCTGTGTCAACATATTCTGCAACTTAGATTGCCAACCTAATTCAACCGGAGAACCCGTCCCTGGCCTTGCATTATTCTTCGGCACTCTAAATCTTGTTATAGAAAATGTACAGGTATAATCAATTTCGGCATACTCAACGGGAGCTAACCTATCTATAGTATGGATAGGGGTTAGTCCTTGATTGATCGTCACATTAAGTGCACTGCCATACGCCACAACTGTTTCACCAAGATAAAATGTTATCTTCGCACCTGTTAAAACGGCACTTGGATTTACACCTTCATCAACTCTTGATCCGGACATGTTAATCCTCCTTTATTTTAAGCAGCATCACTGATATTAGCCAAAGTGATATTATTTAAGACAAAATCAATTCCTTGAATTGGTGTAATAATTACATCCAAAGTAACAGTTCCACCAGATACATTGACAGTTAAACCGCGATATCCAAGACCACCATTTCTACTATCTCCAACTAATATGTTTTGCCTCAACAAAGAGCCAAGAATCATTTGGGCATAACCCTTAATACCTTGAGCAAGAGTCGTTCCTCCAGCCTTAGTTTTACCCACAAAAGCTGTCTCAAGTTGTTCACGCAATGTTTTAGCTGTGTACTGAGATGCTCGAATTACCGACCTTCTATTCCAAACAAAACTCGCATCTTTTTGATAAGTTGTATTGCCACAAACAACGACCACTCCACCTCTTTCCGGCATATCAGCGAAGAAAAGGCCAGCTTCAATTGCCGCACTGTAATCCGTTCTTGGATTAAATTCGGAATGACGTACACCGTTACAATTAAGTGCTTTTTTGGTGAGTGGTAACCCAACCTCAGAACCCGCTTCTGCTCCAGCACAAAGAGAAGCAAACACGAACGGATTTTTCCAAGCCAACGTATCATCTGAATCTATGACTTGAGTGTCCTGAAGAACTAATGAGCTGTATTCACTGTTCAAAAGTTTTGCCATCTGTATAGTGGCAGCATAAGTTCCTTTATAGGAAACAAAATCCGTTCTTTCACTTCTATTGATTGTGTTAGAAGCTGTACGACAATGAGAATCTGCCATTGTTACAATTGAAGAAATTGTATAATTTGAAGTCGCTTCTGTCAAAGATTCTACAATATCAGCCGAAGCATTTCTACAAAATAACGGAACAACTATGTCACATTCAGTCGTTAACAATGCATCAAATCCAGCCTGAACATCACTGTTAGAAGTTCCTCCATTGGTAGCTCCCGTTAAGAATCTTTTCGCAGTACTTGAAATAGTTTCAAGTTGACCGTAAACATTATCAACTTGAGTTCCCCTCAAAAATTGAGAATATGAATTTAGAATAACAACAGTTTCATTGATAGCGACCTTTACATCCAGTGGAATCGCTCGAATTTGAATGGCGTTATAAAAATCGAGATAAGCAGGACTCAATGAACCTGCATTGTAATAATCGCTATAGCAATGGTATTTTGCTCCTCCGCTATAATTATCAATATAATCTACCAATTGCTGAATGGTGGTATATGTTGATAAAGTAATATCTAAATCATCAGCCGCAGCACCTGTGCAAGTTGTTGTTAGTTTCTTGATACCGCCAACGGTTTGAATTGACATTGTACAATTCGTGCCAGAACCTGTATATTGAATCCTAAACGTAGTGTCATTGCTGTTTTCAGGTAAAGTTTCAACAGTGATATTCTTCTTCGCAATCACCAATCGAGAACCCCTAAAACCTCGCGTCCATCCCCCAGTTCCATGTGTCAATTCCATGGTGGTTTCGTCAATTATACCACAAGAACCCCAAACACGTGCATTTTGGGCCACCGTATAAGCTAAAAGGTTTGTGTTTCCATCATCAACCGTAATCGTATAGGGCGCAGCAGAACCGCTAATTCCTGTAACCTTCACAAAAAGAAAAGCGGAATCATTATCCATTACCTGCGTCCACATACCTACAGACAATGTACTGATGTCACTGGTTGTAAATGTTCCAACAGCAGTTCCATTACCAGTAAAAGGGATATCAGTTCTGAATTTCAATTCAGCATCACTCACTAATCCACCGAAAAATGCCCAACCATATTCATCCATTGTCTCGTAACCATCAAAAGCTGGAAGTGCCGTGTTAATCTCAACCTTTATTTTAGTTGTTCCAACAGCAGAAGCTACGATAGGACGGCTAGGTGCCCAATTTGCGTCATCATTCAAAAGGGCAATGACATCAGCAACTGCGGCATATGGTCCACCTGCTGGCATTACAAAGCCATAAATAGACCCTTGATAATAATAATTCAATATTCCACCACCAGATAAAACTAATGGGAATGTTAATGTATCACTAGTGAAAGAACAGGAGTCATCTTCTGTAACTCCTTGGGTGACATAAAAATTGATATTATTTTCATCGTCACCATAATTCGCAGACAATAATGTTATAATGGATTCAGGTGTGACAGCATCATCTATCTGTTGAATATAAGAACTGGACTGCGCAGATGAATTGGTCTTGTATATCTTGACCTTATTCGCACCGTTGACTATATCGGGGTCTTTACTTGGATTTAAAAGAGCCCTACAAGAATCCACAATAGGACCGCTAACATACTTAGCAATAATTTCATACAATTGTACGCTGTCATATTCTTGAACACCATCCGAACTTCCAGGAGCTCCGCCGTATGCCTCTCCCACAATACCCACGATACCTGCAGGAGCTAACGGCAATCCAGCATTCACTTCAACGTCAATTTTAGAATACGCTCCAGGTTTGTTAATAGCCGCACCATTATAAGAAATTGTAATCGACATGTTCTCTCCTTTATTTTAAGCTAAAAATAATTTTTAAATAGTTCCATGTATCTTTCTTTTTTAAATAACAACATTTTTGAATCATTTTTCTCTTCCAAAAACAATCTAATCGGTCTTTTATGGTGATCTTTAATGCTACTATTCTCAAGTTTCAACACCTCAAAAAAAGCCTCAAACGTCAATCTGTTATCTAATTTTACCTTATTATCTGTTTCTTTTTTAGTGATTTCAAAATCTTCCTTGTTTATTTTTGCTAATGTTATATTTTTCATGTAAGTCTTAACGACCTTCTCATCTACTTTCCCATCCACCTTTTTCACTGCAACACTCTCCTCTTTAATTGAACCCACTTCTTCTACCTTTACCTCTTCAACTTCTTTTTCTTTTATCATGGTATTCTCCTTTTATTTATTCTTCTTCAGTTCCATCAGTTGTTAAAACCGTATAATCACCCGTTTTTATCCATTTATCTTTATCAACTTTTACCTGCACGCCAGTACGATTTATAGACTGAATAGGATCTTGATACCAACTGAACCAAACTTTAGCCCTGAAAGTAACAAATCTACTTAAAACATTGTCAGGTAAAAAATCCAGAATTTTAGCAAATTCACTCACTGTAAAAGTATGAAGTTGGACCCCGATATTCTCAAGTTCCATTCTCCGACTTTGAATGAAATACAAAAGCATGTAATAAAGATACTTGCATAAGTTTGTTTCTTCCCCAGCATGAACCCCTATTTGGACATTTTCTATCATAGGAGTTTTCTTAACGTCGCTGACATCATAATCAGGAGCTCCATACACTACGCTGCTTCCTAATGTAACATCTGCCCCGTAAACTATCGCAAAACCAGTCCTTCCAGTTTCCTCTAAAATTGCCCCTAAAATTTCATATTCCTCCCCCGTAGGATCCGTAAAAATAGCTCCAACATAAATGTTTGATAAATCTGTTCCATCAGATAATTTAAGAAACCCCGTGGTTGAATCATAACTCAATGGAGTCGTAGATAAAAGAACTGGCGCAGTTCGCGTTGCTACTTCATACCCACCTTCATCTCCAAAAAAAGCTGTATTAGCAGCTTCTTCTGTTCCTACCACATTTATAGAATAACAAGGTATTTTTTCAGCTTGAATTGGCCACGCCTGAACAACTGCAATCTTTTTATTTAAAACGTATTGCTTTATAGTGTCTATTTCTTTGTTGCCATATTGTTTAACCATGGCAGGCAAAAGCATCTTATCAAAGATCATATCAATTCTCGATGGCTTATCCCTAAGTTCTTGTAATCCATATCGAATTATACGTTCTAAAATGATTTCTGTAAGTGGAGCACCCATTTTTTTATTATAGTCCTTCTCGCCTCTAATTTTTATTACAGAATTGCCTGCAATATTTCTTCTATTTTTCTATCAGTAAAATTTTCTAAATCATCAAAAATATGCGCACCTTTCCATCCAGGATGTCTCCATTTAGTTGGATCAGTCTTAGTGGACACCCTCCTAAAAGTCATATAATAGCTCTGAGTCGCCTTCTCATACGTTTTTTGAACTTTCACCAACCCTTGAAGGTTCTGAGCTAAATCGTTTCCCTTAACCCTAGCTACAACTCCCTGCATGGGTTGCCCTGAAGGATGTTTAAAAGTTTTTCCCAGTTTATTTCTCTTAATTGTATCTATTAAATTCTGTTGTAATTCCATTTGTGCCATATTCGTCTTTTGTTGACTTCCTACAGAATGACGAATCGGTACAGTGTTATATCTCCCCATCCCATCTTTAGTGGGTTTTGATTTAGGGCCATTCACTAATCCAGGGATCATAGAAAATCCAGCAAATCCATCTTCTAAATAATTGGCTTCGTCATCCAAATAAATAACATAAAGATTGTCCCCAGCCTTTTGATAATGAAAATTCTCCAAATATTGAAGGCGAGTTGTCTTTAATCGTTGTTGTGCATAAATGATTCCTTGACCATAAATGGCATCCACTAAACCGCCTAATGCTCCGCTCAATTCATTCTTAGCTCGGTCGGAAATATCATCCAAACTCTTTCCCAACTCACTTGCTTTTAAATTTATATCAAAATTTGCCATTTTATGGTCCGGATGGTGTTAAATCCTCAGCCGAAATTATTTCTTTATCTTGAGTTTCTTCCGCTCGTTGAATTAAAAAATCCTTCTTAATCAAAACTTGCTGCGGATAGCGCGAAGCCACCCGAGTGGCTTTTTTAAAATTGTATTGACTATACCTACCTTCATGCATAATTTCTAAAACTCGATAGATGGGTCTTCGTAAATATGATACCGTAAATAACTCGCCTACCTCTTGATACATATCGTAGCTAGGGTGATTATCTGATTTCCATTTTATATAGCCATCATCAGTTACATCAAAATCCTTGTGTTTATGATATTCCTTATAAGTGGTTCTTAAGAAGTTGACGTCAACAACTGGATATTTTAGCTTATCTAGATTCCCTTTAGACTTATGGATTAACTCATGAAATCTTTCTTCAAAATCTAGGAGTGTTATTTTATCAAAATAATTCAAAAAAATTGGTTGACTTGACTCCCCTTCTAAATGGGTGGGAGTGGTTAAAAGAGCTGTTCCCCTATCCCACCAACCCTGTGTAAAAAAGTTTTGCACTAAAGAATTTTGTTGAAATAATCCCCAAATTTCTTGCGGATCAAAATGAATGAAATTACTGCCATGACAAAGCGGGCAATCTAAAACATGAACCCCGCTGTCGCTTTCACCACGATAATTAGGGCATAAGGTGATCTTTTCATGCAAAACCCTAATTCCATGTTCAGCAATTTGTGCATTAAATTCTTCGGGATCTAAGACTGCCCAACTGCCCGTTTTAGCTTTATAAGGATTGGAGCCTTTGGTATACTTCCCCTTTGCCAACCTTCTTGTGACCACAATTATTCACCTTTCGCCCCATTGACACCGACAAAATCTACGATATCAGTAGACCCGCTTAACGATTTACAAAAACCTTCCATTTCAGATTCAGAATCAGAATTCATTTGGAATATTTTAAATTCTTCACCAAACAAACCTTTAACGATTTCCTTCCCTTCTTTTGTTCTTTTTAACAAATCCAATTTATCTTTAATTGACTTTAAAAGAGTCGTCTTCTCCAGTTTAACCTTTTCTTTGATATCATTTTTAATGCGAATATCAACGGACTTTTTGATCTCATCAATAAAATCAATGGATTTAGTCGCATAATGTTCTTTAATTCTATCTGTCAATATCTTTAGTTCCTCGGGGGTTCTTTTGATATTCATTTTCTTTTCAATCATCCTATTGTTTTCAATATATTCGTTTATGAAATTCACCGTTTCTTCAGCAACTTTATAGTCAAAGGGCTGCCAAATTTCTTTGGGTTTTCTCAAAACAACACACACAGCACAATTACATTTAATGCCACCGCCCATAATATCACGACTAGGTTCGTAACCGTCTACTTCACTAAATTCATCTTGATAAGAAGGGGATAACGCCATGGCTGAATCAAAAAAAACTGGAGTCTTATCAACAGGAGCAAGACCAATTTCTTGGGGAGATACTTGTTTTAAACGAAAAGCCAACTCAACCCCACCTTTTTCCTCACCGTAAGTTTTATACTCAGGGTTTTGAATTTTATTTCTTATCCTACTTTCATCACGATCCCACACATCTGCATGTATTTCCTTGTCGGGAGTTATCAAAGCGACCATTGCATGAAAATCCTGATACAATTTTTCCTTACCCATAAAATCAGATAACCCCATAATATCACTCTTGAGTCCTTCAAAGACCTTATTTGTCTGTTCCATTCTTCACCCCGTTTTCCTTCATTTCTTAAATTAGTTTAAACGCATCAAAAGCGTATTTATGAATATCACCTGTTTTATACTTATCCCACTGAATCAAACAACCGTCTTCTTTAACACCCGCAATAACACCTTCATAATCTTTATTCCCTAACAAAACAACTTTCGCTCCAACTTTAAGTTTCTTTTTTCTAAAAATATTGAAAATACTTAGCATGATCAACCTCCTTTATATTTCCATCTTGCACGAGTTTTTCGAACATCCCCATGAATAAAACTTTTCCTTATTGATAACCCCAACCCTCCAAAAGCCTGACAATCTTGTATCAAAACATCTATCCCAACAATTTCTTTTAACTTGTGCATATCAAAATCAGCCGCCTTACCTACCAAATGCCTACTCCCGGATTTACCCCCCGCTTTAGCGTTATGATCTACACACCTAAAACCGCTCTTAATTAAAATAGGGTTGCCACCCCACTTATCTCTCAATTGCTCTAAAAGGTCAATCAAATCGCTATCAATATAAGTGATAGTGCACCCTTTTCGTTTACAATGACAATCAAATTCTGTAGATACAAAATGTTCCGACAACCTCGTCTTTTCTTTTTTCTTATATTCTTTAATCATATATCACCCCTTTTATTTTAAACAACAGCTGCCTTTAAAGTTTTTCCATAATACTTCTTAAGAATGCCTTCTATTTTTTTAAGTTCTTTTCTATAATCTTCCATACGAGCAGAATAAGCACCGTACATAGCCGATGCTGTGGTTGAAATACTTTTACTGAGACCGTCCAACCCTATTGAAGAACTCGCTACACCTGCACCAAGAACAAGATCGCCCGCGATAGAAAGAATACGTAAAGCAGCAGTCAATCCAATAGCGTTATTAATGATTGCTGGGATTCTATTTATTTCAAAACCCGCAGTATAAGTTACACGAAAAAACGCCGGAAAAGTGTCGTTAAAAATGAGTATGCGAGGTAAGAATGTGGTGTTACCAATATTAAAAGTTCCAATAGAACCCGTGATAGGGGCTAATTGGAATTGGCCTGTCAAATTGGTTAGCCTAATCCAACTGTTTGGTATTACAGCATCTGATTCGCTACTATCATCAGGATTAGTAACTCTCAATTGCAACTCTTCGATACTGATAACTGGTTTATGTTTTAATCTAATTAAAGACCAATTCCAATAATCCACCATCTTATAATCATGTGGTTCATACATGTACTTGGTGGGAGTGATTGTTATTTCATAATCATGTTCAATTTGAGAAATGGCGGACTTGAGATAAAATTCAACAGCTTGTTTGCTCAAATTTTTGCCCGTACTATCTCTCAAATCAACTCCATGCAAGTACCTTTTTCTCAAATCATTGACTGTTAATACCGTATCATACCTATCATAACCAGGTTGAGATACAGCATTCTCAGGAAATATAACTGAACTTTGAGTCATTCATCACTCCGATATTTTTCGTAACCTTTTTAATGATAAATCAAGTCTAGCATAAATTGTGTCAATGGTGGGGGAAGAAACCTTCGCTTGAATATTCCCCGTTATCATTGCTGCAGTAGCTGTCGTTGACAAATTGACAGTCATTACACTTTTATCAACGCTATCTATTACAACGAAACCCCCAGATTTTTTTAAAGATATATCATCTGGAGTTCCCGAAACTATCACTTCAACATCAGAAACATCAGCAGGAATTACCCATTTTTGATCATCTTCGATTCTAACCAATTGAAGAGTCATGGTGCGTTTTTCTCCCCCATAAAACTCAAAAGCATCGAGAATCCCTTGATCCTGAGCACCCAATATTCTTAAAGTCAAAGCAGTCGCCATTTATTTCCTCACTTTTCCAATATTTCATAATTAGCGTAGCTCTTACCTTGAGCTTTTGCCAATTCATTTCTAAAAAATCCCCAATGCACCTTATATTCTTTTTCTCTACTTTTTAAAAAAGCCATAGATAAATCAGAACCTTGTTGTTTTTCATCTTCAAAGACAAAAACACAATTATCGATTTTACTATGGTTCTTATCTTTCCTAACCCTCAAATACCTTAAACCGTTCATCTGTAAAAATGGACAAAGTTCAAGAACATCAGTCTCATAAATTTTTTTATTTTCACCCATATTTTTATCCTTTTAATTTTTATTCTCAACTCATTTTACTTCTTTTTTACTTTATTTTTTACTTATTCACCAATAAAAAAGGGTAGGACTTTAATCCCACCCTTTCTTACGACTAAGAAGCATACTGCACACAAGGAAACCACCACCATCTCTTCTATATTTTAAGTTACGCTCTACCGATATTATCCATAATACAATTATGAAGCGGAGCAAAAACTATCGGTGTACCGTATAGAAGTTGCATCCACCTAAAGGCCGGACCTGTGATAGCAAGATCCATCTTCATCAATGGAGCAAGCTGTCTCCAAATCGCATTAAGCGCATCAAGTTGAAGCAGATATCCATGACCCAAACCTCTTTGAAGTTTACCAGCGTCACGGAAGATTGCACCTGCTCCACCTGCAGCATTCGTATCTCGAACATATCCTACAAATTCCCAGCCAGAACCGTTAGTCTGCGATTCATAAATCGCATAATAAAGAGCTCCAACCGTACCACCATTAATGGCGATTCTAGCCCTCTGACCTGCCACGATAACAATTGGGCCAGCCTGAGCAGCAGCGAGTGATTCGCCAAATTGATTGATAGCTGAAACCCTGTAGTAATGATTACCAGCTGCCAATTCAGAAGTTTCACCAGCACCCGTAGCTTCTGCTGCAGTTGCACCTATGACCGGAAGAACTGGGGCACCTGTTTGAGCTGTAACCATCGGAGCACGCTTAGGTTCTAAGAATCTCGAACCAACCATCTTAAAAACACCTGTTGCAGCGATAAATTCAGTCATCAAGAATCCACCGCGTCCTTCGGTGCCTGCCGGAATTACACGTTCTTTTGGCAACATCGTTCTAGAAACATCTGCCACAGCTTTTAGTGGTAAAAAAGCATGGGTAGGTGTACCAAAATTAAGTGACTGCAAATAAGCCCATTCCGTAAGATCATCCTCATCAGGAACCGCACCATCCATATTAGTTACAACCGTTGTTTCTGGATTATAACCATCCCAACCCGTATACTGAGCCGAAGCATCTGCCTGGCCGTATCGGATCTGCTGATCCATACCATTAAACTTTACAGTTGCAGCAGGAATATGTGCAGGATCACCAGTGAAATACCCATTAGCTGTATTTTGAAAATAGCCGTTGGATTCCCAAATCTGACGTTCCCACTGCTCTAAAATCCACATCGTTCCAGCTTGAATCTGAAGAGCAATGGCAGGGCCATTAGCTGTTCTGACCAATGTCAACGGGTGAGCAACCTGACGCGTAGTACCGATATATCTCACCTTCTGGATTTCACGATGGAAGTTAGCATCATGAGCCTGTGGCGCGACACCAAGATCCGCATCAAAAAATCCACCATTTTGCTGGCTACCATAACTGGTTTCACGGTTATACTGTTCAACCGTATTGAACGCCTTGTCTTTCGGGAAGATTGGCCATGCTCTGAGATGACGATAATCCCAGGTAACCGATCTCATAGTTGAATCAAGAGATTCAACCTGCAAAGCTCCACCACCAGCCAGTGCTCCAGGAGCACCTTCATAACCATAACCTGCCGTTAAGGTTTTGGTTAAAGTTTCCAACATATCTGTATCAGCTACAAAAGCATCTTGACCAAAAATTAAATCCGGATTCATTTTTTTTCCTCCTATCCTTTAACGATTACATTCAATTATCCTTGAAATCCACCCTTTTTAATTTCTTCACTCACCAACGATTTAACAAGACCACGTTTAGCAGGATCTAAAAGTGTTCCAGAGTGTTCATATTCAGCTACATCAGCAGCCGTCAATTTCTTCTCCTTAACACCTTTTTCAAACATAACATTGGCAACTCTTGCCTTCATAATATGTTTTGGCATACCACTTGTAGGCGTGGACTCATCTACATCTTTTCCCTCATCATTATTCTCAGATTTTTTGATGTAATCAACACCATCAACAGATTTTTTAGCGTTCGGTTGTTTTGACATAAGCTCAACTTTAGACTTCAAATCAACAACCACATCTTTTAAATCTGTGATACTTTTCTGAAAATTTTCTTTTTCTTCGTTTGCTTTTTTCATTTCTTCCTCATCTTTCGCTTTTTTTAACTCCAAATATTCGTTATATTCTTCATCGGAACCAGAAAAAGATTTCTTACCAATTTTATCTACCGCAGGTTTTCCGGGCTTAATCTTATCTTCTCCACCCTCAACTTCACCTTTCTTACATTTCTTACCTAAATCATCATCATCATCATCATCATCTTTCTTATCTTTCTTATCATCTTTCTTTTCTTTTCCAGGCTTATCGTCCATAGCCTTTTTAACAATCTCCTCACCTTCTTCGAGATTATCTTCTTCATTTTCAGTTTTCTCTAAAGCACCATCCAAAAAATTTCCGATAGCTTTAAGAAGTTTATCTTCGTTCGTTTTAGCCATTTTTAAATCTCCTTTCCTTTTCTTTAGAATAAAAAGCTCCTAAATTCGACCACATTATACCCTCTTTTATTTGTTATTTTTATTTTTTATGATTATTTTTAAAATAACAAGAATTTTTTGCCAATTAAAAGGGATATAAGAAAGGATACCGAAATCGTAAGAACCCCTCCAATCACCCCCCAAATCCCACTCTTCAACTTCAACCTAACAATACTCATTTTATGGGAAGAAATATCTACCTTAATTTCCTTCAATTCTTTTTTTACTTCAGTTATATCTTTACCGATATCTTCTAACGCGCGACCAGCATAACCACGCCATTCTTCCGCTGTTCCCTTAAAGTCACCGTTCATAATGGAAAGAAGTATACCTTTTCTTATTTGAGATTTTTACTTTACCCCATAAATTTTACGTATAATTTTACTCATAGTGATATCAACTTTTTTACCAATCTCAGGCCAAGAAAACCTAGAATAAAGTAAATCCCTTTGTTGAATGGATTGCTTTCTATAGTATTGATAATTACTCACCATTTTCAAAATAGCTGCTTTAATCTTTTCTACGGTCACTGGTAATTCAATGTGGACATACTCGATATCTTTATCCAGATAATCGTTACCAGTTTTAGTGGAAATCAATGGAATTCCTCTCATCAAACACTCCAAGCCAATTAGCCCAAAACCTTCCGAATCTGACGGATAAAGTACAAAATTGCACTCTCTATATAATTCATCCACATTTTCAAAATATTGATCAATAAATTCGACCCTTTTTAAATCATATTTATTGTAATACCCTTGATGCTTTGTTTTTAATCTCAACAAAAGGTCTAACGATCCATTTAAAGAGTTAACAGCTTCGACCGCCTTAAACGGATTCTTTCTCTTTACGTGATCATTCAATCTATTGTATGAATTGTATATCATTAAACCTACGAATCTTTCCCCATTATTTTTACATTCAATAATAGGGGAATCGTCTATTCCATGCGGTACAACAGTAACCTTTTCTGTAAATCCAGCTTGAACAAAAAAGTTCGCCACAAACTCACTCGGCACCCATATTTGATCTAAATCAGCTTCTTCAATTAACTCAATATTATGAGGAGTCAATTCTTCTTCACAAACTAACCCCGCCACTTTTATTTTATATCGAGACAACTTCTTTAAATCTCGAACGAGCCCATAAACAATCCCAACATCCACTGGATTTATTTCTGGCTTATTAACATTGTTAGCCGATCTCAATTCTACACTATAGCCATGTTCTTTCATTTGTTCAAAAATCTTACCGCCAACAATATCAATTGAAGAATGATCTTCCCTTTTATAAAAATGAATTGGTGTGGAACTCTTATAGGGCAATAAATTATTTGTCATTTTCTTTCTCCATAACTACAATAGTGTTTTGTAACCAATTAGAAATGACATCACTATCCATTACACTCAAAAACCAATCCAATATATTTTTATTCATTTTCCAACCATTCCGATACATTTTTTTAATCCACCATTTCTTAGGCTGAATAATCACATGACCAGCAACAGCACAACCTTGCCACTGAACAGGGATCTTCTGACCCTTCTTAAAACAAACACCTTCATCATGGGGCAAACTGGCAATCTGCAAGAAAATATACTTCTTGGAAACTCGACACATTTCATCAATAACAAATTGAATATCTTCTTCATAAATATGTTCCAACAAATCCAAGCATGTTACCATATCAAATTGATTGTCTTTATATGGCCAAGGTTTCGTGGCATCGTGTTGTTCCAACCAGTCAGCCTTACAGTTCGGGTACCTTCCCTTGTCGCCTACAGCCCACGATGAAAAATCAAAACCCACCGCTTCTATGTCATAATTATGAGCGTATGCCACAAATGTTCCCCGCCCAGCCCCTACGTCCAACATTTTCTTTGGATCAAACACCAATTTCCACGCCTTTACAATATCATCAGCACCCAAAAACTCACCATCAGGATTCTGATAACTCCATCCTAAAGTTTCACCATCAGGAGTTTCAAACTTTTTACCATCCGGAGTTACGTAATAATCTTCATTATAATAATCCGGTCCAAATTGACTTACGACTTCCGCCTTATCATTCGTATCTTTCACCTTCTTATTGTTTGCTTTCTTTTTCATTTTCTTATCTTCTATCATGATCGTTACCCTCTCTTTCTGTTGTACTTCTTTTAAATTCAAAAACCCCAATCACTTTACCCTTAAACACTGTTTCCGCACCTAATTCTTCCATCTCTTCAACTTTCCATTGAGTCTTATGAATCTCAGCATTATTTCCATAAACTGCGCCTTGTGGATAATCGATAATTGGAAGACTTATTAACAAACTTTTTTCTGCGATTGATTTTAAATAATATATAACATTAATCCCCTCTTCCCTTTCGAGGTGTTCTATCACATCCCACGCAACTACAATATCAACAGGCCAAAGTTTACCAATCATATCTTTGATATCTGCCAAGAATATTCTTTTATATCTTTTTGCCTGAGAATTTTCATGACTAAGGTACGGCAACCAAATTTCAATACCATTAAGTTCAAGTCTTGGCATAATAATTTGAGCCATACTTCCTATATTACCATAACCCATTCCAACATCCAACAAATCTTCTGGTTGATACATTTCAATAAGTTTTTTAAAACAATCATAACCTTCATGATACGAAACTGGCATAATCAACCTCCTTTAAGGCAACATGTCTTTACAAACATCCTTTAGCTTCTCTAAAGCCATTGGGACGTCTTTTCTCATTTCTTTAAGGCTAAAAAGTAATGATGGATGTCTGGTGAACTTATCAATTAAATGTGTATCACTGTATCTAGGATTACCACCTTCAATAAAACCGCTAGTACATACTACAGGTTTTCCATGCTTATCAACATATTTACATCTATGACCTTGAACAATATTAGAACATTCAAAAAGTATCTTCATTTCTTCATCAGTGTAGGGAATCTCATTCGCTCGATGAATGCCTTTTCTATAATCATTGTTGGATAAAGTTTCGGCTAATCTCGGACATTTTATATTGCTTTTCTTTTGTAATGGATAATTTTCAATGTGACGCTGATACTTTACAGGATATTGTATCAATTCAGTGGTCATTCCACTCCTAAGCATCCTAACCCCCATATCACAATCTTCTAACCCCCTTGAACCATCATACATTTCACAATAACCATTGAGATCTAAAAATCTTTCAAGGTACAATGCTATATTCCCGTAAGTAACTAAATTGCGTGCAGACCTCCTCCTGTCCCTATGCACCAACTCGTCATCTGCATAAATATTATAAGTGTTGGCAACACAGTGTGTTTCAGTGACTTTATCAACAATAAGTTCCAAATGTTTTGGAGAAAAAGTCGAATAATCATCTGTAAAAACTACAACTTCACCTTGCGCATAAAGTAAACAAGTATTCTTAGTTGTAGAAATAGCACAGTAACCGTTAGGAACCCATATGTTTGGTTTTGGTGGAATATGTTTTATTGGGAATTTTTCTGGATGATCTATGAAATATGTTTTTCTTTGTTCCCACAAAACATCACAAATAACAACTTCAAAATCCTTAAAAGTTTGTTCCCTCAACCCCTCCATGAGATATTCAAAAATATGGAAATTTGTTTCCCTTCCCGTACATCTATCGGCACGTGCTGTATTCATGCAAACCGAAATTTTCATTTCTCTTCTTTCATATTTGCTCTAATCTTCGTTGCTGAAATTGCTTCTGTTTTTTCATCCAACTTGATTTCCCTCATACCCCATCCAACCTTTCGTCCATAACAAACTTCACCTATGTCGGGAATGCCTACAATAACCACGTCAGCACTTTTCCAACCGTTTTCGTAAGGATAAAAAACTGCATCAGGAAAATAAACCTTAATCACTTCAATACGCTCTTCAATGGAATAAGGATCTGTATTCCGGATAGGTGTATCACGCAAAGCAATTAACACCTTGCCACCTTCTTCCTTCAACACCTCATTAATGAGCGTAAAATGACCCTCATGAAACGGTTGATATCGACCAATAAACATGCTCCTCATTTTAATCTCCTTGCCGTTTTTAATAACAGCTTTTTTATATCGTTAGAGTATCCAAATCTCTTTTGATTTTGCTCTATACTTTTTATTAAATCCCCATCATCATGCCTAAGTGTAGCAGCCTTCCAATCGCAAAGCATCTCTGTTAAATCAACCAAATCCATATCGGCAATGCCATTTTCCCAATGTTCTGGATGATGATTATTTTCAGCATAATGATGATCTAAAGCTGGCTTCATCCCTTTTAAAAACTGCTTATACTCCTCGCTATTATAAGTACACCCCTTGAGCTTCTTAGAATAAACATCAAATGTTTCTACTTCAGGAGAATATAGCTTCGACCTATCATGAAATCTTGCTCTCGTTTCCAATTCACCCACTATAATTGAAATGAACCCCTGGACGTCCATGATGTGTTTTATTGTTTTTATTTCTTCACTCATTATTCCTCCCTATTTTGAATAACCTAGCAAACCAATAATGGTAATTATAATATAACAATGTGCAAATGGCATTCCATAATATCGAAGTTCCTATCGCCCATTTCCACTCCCCTGTGAGAATGTAGAAAAAAATCGATTGAAGAATGATAATATGAATACGGTAAAAAATACCCGATACCCCTAATGTACCAAGTTTAATTTTTCTTAACTTCTTCATCGTTTAAAAAGAATCCTTTCCAGAACTCTTCTTCCGCTATCATTTGGTTCTTCCCGCTCTGTATCCAAAACAATTTCAGCTTCTTGAGGCACTTCATAAGGATCATCCACGCCCGTGAAACCCTTAATCTCCCCTTTAAGTGCTTTTGCATACATTCCTTTCACATCTCGTCGGATACATTCTTCAACAGAACATTTACAATAAACTTCAACAAAATTTTCTTCACCAACTTTTTCCCTCAACCAATCCCTTGTTTCTCTGTAAGGAGAAACGAAAGTGGCTAATGTTAAAACATTACTGTTACTCAAAATTTCACAAACATAACCAATCCGTTCTAAATTTTTACGCCTATCTTCTTTAGAAAACCCCAACTCCTTACAAAGCCCTTTTCTAACAACATCACCATCTAATCGAACAGGGTATACATTAAAACGATGCAATTCTTCTGCCACCAAATCAGCCACGGTTGTTTTCCCACTACAAGGGAGTCCAGTGAACCAAATTACTTTTTGTGACATAATGGTAAACCAAGTCATGTCTTTTGACATAATAACATCCCTCCCGATTTTTTAACTTTATCATACAATTCATAATCTTTCTCGTATCTTTTTTCAATCATTTTTTTCGCATATTTAGAAACCTCAGATCGTTTTTCTTTAGTGTACAAACAATACGCTGAAGTGTTAATCTTTTTATTAAAATCTGGAGGAAGAATATTCTTAATTTTTGCTATGTTTGCCAAAAACTTTTCAATGTCACTGTAAAGACCTATGTGAGTAGGTAAATATTTGTCATCATGAGTTAGTAAACTGCTTTGATTAAAACAATGTATATCAGCATTTTCCCAATCAACAGTTCTTTCTGCAATCACTTCCATAAATTCATCAAAAGAAACGTGATTATTTTTACGGTTTGGCAAATACCTTTTCCACCATCTAAAATCATATGGCCTATTATAAACAGAACAATAGAACATTGACAACATTTTGTCTATTGGATGCCTAATGACTGCGAACCTTAAACAATCTTTTTTATCCAAAACTTGCAATGGTGTCAAACGATTCCATTTTAATTGATGAATTGGAACTGTAGCTGTAGTGACATCCGTTTCTTCAAGGTTATTCTCACACTTATAAAGCCATCTCTTAATGAACGTAGATGCTGTTCGATAAGTGATACAATAAACTGTTTTTAAGTTTGGAAAATAAACGTAACTAAGATTATTAGTATCTTTATTCCAAGGAGTTTGTGGAGGTGGTGTGGTGATCTCCGCTATTTGACTGTACTTTTCTTTTGTCATTTCTTATTCCTTTCTTGTAGTTTTGATCGAACACAAAAAACAAACCCAACTTCTCTTTTGTATTCAAACGAATCTCTTATTCTGTATTGATCACTTAATAACATTTTAATGTCATTAAAGGTAAAATCATGGTAATGGTATTTATTGTAATGAGTTGATTTTTTGGTTGGGAACGAAATGATCAACTCGTTTATATTATTCTTTACAACCATATTTATTAAATCCAAGGGATACTGAAGATGCTCAATTGTTTCAATAGAAATCAACTGATCAACCTGTTTCAACAATACCATCTTCCCGATATCGCCACACCTAAAAGAAACTTTATCATTAGTAAAATGAAGGTTCGCATACTCAATCGCTCCCTTTAAAACATCCACCCCAACAATTGATTCAACATCAGGGTTCTTTGATAACATATAAGTTCCATAACCGCATCCACACGCACAATCCAAAACATTCCCATGAGCATATTGACGAACAAATCCGTATCGTTGAATATGAGCATCTAAAGACAGCCCACTTTCAATAGATTCTAGCTCGTCTTTAGTAATGTAAATACGTTCTTTAATCTTTTTATTTCTCGTTATAGAACCCTTCACGATATTTTTTCCTCAAATCTTTTAAATCAAAAATTGGTGGATGAGTTTTCATTCTTTTAATGACTTCATCTTCTACAAAATTAGGAACATAAACCTTGTTCCTTTCTAACATATAATTGTATTCTTGTTCGGTCATAGGTCTATCATTCGCTTTTATAAAAGTTTTTTTCTCCCGAACACGATCCTTCCAATCAGGCTCCCAAAGATGCAAAAGTGCTTCGTGAGTGGAAACATTGTTTTTTCTTCCCACCCCAACATTCAAACCATGAAACGCAGTGGAATAATGAGAAAACTCTACTACCCTCAATCTCATATCTACGATAGACCTACAACCATAAGCCATTAAACGATTGCCAATATCAAAATCTTCTGCACCTTTAGCTCCATCAAACAATTCATTGTATCCATTGAGTGCTAAAATTACATCCAAACTAAAGGAATAATACCCATAAGAACCAAATGATTCCTCTTCTATATACAATTTATTTTTTTCTTCTAAACGGTCATAACTCATATGCCTTACAATTTTCCCAAACGACGGCTTTCCTTCAACAGAATTCAATCTTGGTTTATCCCCAATCCAATATTCATAAATAGATCTTGCAAACTGCTTACCATCACCTTTTTTATACCATTCCCATTGCAATTTTATATTTTCTCTTCCCATTATCTTTGAACAATCATCAAATAAAATAATCAATTCTCCATCTGCTGCAATAATACCGCTATTAACACAATGACAATAAGAACTGAACCCATGTTCCAACCACCAACTTGGAAGAGGTTTGATGTGCTTTACAGGAAAAGAATACTTAGAAAAATTATATTCTTTACGTTCAGTTAAATACGCAGGCAATTTTGAATTTTCTATTTTCACATCTTTCAATGCATCAACAATGATCACTTCAATTTCTTCTTTAAACACCTGTTCTTCAAGAGAATCCAAAAATACAGAAAATTGATTCACCCCAGGCCTCTCCCTCATTGGACAATCACCTCTTGCGGTCGTGTATATCACACTGATTTTAGGCAACACTCACCTCTTTCCCTATTGCGAATGCCCCACAAAATATTTTATCACTAAAAACCTTCTTGAAATGATCATAATTCATTTCTCTAATGTTGGGATTCACATAACAACACTTCAACCTTAATGCAGCAGAAGTTAAATACAATTGATGAATAATGATTCCAGCATCCAAATATGGCATAAACTTAACTTCATCTCCAGCTTTATAAGCAACAGAATCAGCAAAAATAAGGATGATATGGCTTGCTCTATTTATCCAACCAACCCCACCCACCAATATTCCGCCTAATAAATTCTTAAGATCCTTATCACTAATAATAGATAATTCAATCGCATGCCTATTACAAGAAGAAGGGCAATATAGTGAGTGGGCGAGTAACGTGTCAATATCCTCCCCACTCACTGTTTTATCAGAAAAGATCCTACTAGAATGTCTTTCCTCCACAATTTGCTGCAAGACTTCCCCTTTTTGCTGTTGATGCTTGACATATCTTTCTTGAAAATGATCTTCCATGACCTTACCCCTCACACTTCTCCGACAAATTTTTTAAGATTATCAATTTCACAAAGTTTCGCTAACCTTTTAACTGCTAACCTTGGATTCTTTTGCTGTTCTTTTAAATCAAATATCAATGAAGGATGCATATAGAGTTTTGTTAAATGAGCCGACTTTCCAAAAAAACATTCAAAATCTTCGGAACAATACATACACCTTAAATTTCTCAAACAAAATCTTCTTGTATCTCCATACTTACAAGACTGTAAATAATCATATTCAAGATCCGTTAAGGAATTCTTATTCGCAGCAATCTGTTTTCTATCAGCAGAAATTGTCCACCATAAAAATTGACACTTTTGAAATCTTGGAGATTTTGTCAACAACGGATAACAAGTGATATGATCTTCGTATACCACTCCCCCATCAATCATTTTAATTTCCTTCTCAGCTCTTAAAAGTCTTTCTCCAACATCACAATCTTCTATCCCTTTGGAACCGTCATACATTTCATCGTACCCGTTAATGAGTAACCAATCTTCCATTGAAGCTGCCACATTGCCGTGAACAGATACAGCATCATCAGGTCGCAAATCTTTAAAAACAATTTCATCGCCTCGTTCAATCGAAAATCTACTTATAATACAATTTCCATCTTCAACCCCCTCAACAACCTTTTCTACAAAGTGCTTATCAAACCTAACACAACTACCAATAGAAGCAACAATACCGCCTTTAGCGTGTAATAGACAAGTGTTTTTTGTCGTTGAAATAGCGAAATGATTGAACGGAATCCACACATTAGGTTTAATTTTAACATGGTTAATTGGGAAATCTTCAGGATTTTCTTTGAAATAGTCTTTTCGCTCATCATAATTTACATCCGCTACGACTACCTCAAAATCCCTGAAAGTTTGTTCTCTCAAACTTCTCATTGTTAATTCGAATAAATGAGTGTTTGGAAAAGCCGTATAAGGATAATCCACCTGAGCTGTATTTATTGCAATTGTTATTTTCATTTTATTTTTTCAAAGCTATTGCACCATAAGTCCCTGTACCAATGACTTTGGCTTCGATGAAATTAAGTTCACTTTCATATGCATTAACAATATCAGAAACTGATTCAGCATAACGTAAATGATACGTATCCCCAAACAATGGACTGGGTAACGATATTATCACCAACGACCCTGACGGAATCTTTTCTCGGATAAACCTAACATCGTCCTTAATGTGTTCTAAAAATTCAGTCATAATAAAAACTGAATATTTATCATAATCAGTAAAATTCCATACGTCTTTTTGATAAAAAGTAACATTCTTCAATTGGTAACATGTTGCAAGATTGATACCATAAGAAGAAAAATCCACACCATCTATCCGTAATCCATGTCCATAATAACCGACCAGACTAACACGACCCATTCCGCATCCAATATCCAAAAAGGGCTGCTTAAATGCGGGAAGTCTCACGCCAGCTTCCGCTACACATAATTTACCACTTTTAAACCGATCCAAAGAATCCATGACATACCCTGCTATCTGAAAAAAATTAGGGTAAGTTCCACGAGAAAAGGCGTTATCATAATATTCTGGCGGCCCTTCTTTAATCGAATTAGGTGTTATCATTTTTTCCCTTTATAAAATTGATCAATTCGTTAAACTGTTCTTTATTGCACTTATCATGAGATTTTTTTTGAATAACTAACTGTTTTTTAACTTCATCTTTATGATCATTCAACTCCCTAAACTTTTTCTCAAAATCCTTCATCTTCAAATTAAAATTAAGCAAATAATCATTATTGATATACTCAAACCACGCGGGCATCTTATGATAGCGGGGAGTTTCAAGAATAGGATAAACCACTCCCAACATAGGTGTAACCGTATCAATAGCATATATCAAAGGATGCAGGCGACCCAATGAAATAACATAATCAGAATTACCAATAACATATTTATGCTGTTGAGGGCTGAGAGTGTAAATCATCTCTATCTTAGGATCAATTTTCGTAAAATACTCATAAGACCTTTTATCTTCATAACAAAGAGGCAGTAGAGTGATTGTAAACCCTTCTTTTAACAAAAACCTTACAACCTTATTTGCCAAAGCAACCATGCGCACTTCATACTCAGGATGAACTTCCCTTATGCATAAAGTAACATGCTTATCACTTTTTTTAAACTCTATTGGTACAGAAGGTAAACCTACTGATATATCAGTTTTCACTGAACATTTTATTCCCAACTTATCAAGATTTTCTTTAGATTGAAGATCCCTTACAAAAATAAGATCAAATAATTCTAAAGACTTTACATAAATGTCCCTCATCTTTTCATACAACCAATCATCATTGATACTGGCTCCCAACATAATACATTTATTACCAACTTTCTTCGCATGCAATAAAAGCTGATTCCCAAATGCTGGAGTGAGATCCCCTCCACCCAAGATAAAAGCATCCGTTTCTGTTAGCTGAGCACGATCTTCTGAAGAAACAAAATAAACATTCTTATAGTTGAATGACTGAGCCTTATCAGTGGCTACCAATGTGATGCACTCAGGGTCGTGAGCTTGCATGTTATAAACAAAATTGCGCAACATCGCCTCATCACCACTATTGTGAGCACCGTAAAACCCGTTAATCATCACCCTTAAACCTTTTTCTACCATAACCCTCTCATTCAGCAACCAACGAGCTGTACAAACCGATGTGTATGTTTGCTGTTTTATCCCAAGAAGTTTCCTCAGCATAACTTAAACAGTTTTCTTTCAATTTTTTCTTAATATCATCGTTACGAATTAAAATACGCAACTTTTGCGACATCTCTTCAATGTTGCCAATTTTATATTTTAAACTTCTTGTTGAATCTAAATCAGCAAGAATATTGGCTTTTGAAGAAATAGAAGGTAAGCCATAACTCATAACCAAATGACTCATCCCTGAAGTAGAATGATGAGTTGGATAATAGTTCTCTATTGCTATATCTGATGCACCCGCATAATAATCTATTTCTTTTTCACTGACATACTTAGGATATATATGAACAGTGTCGAATAAACTGAGCATTTTCACTCGTTTAAAAAGTTTTAAACAATACTCCATGTTGGCAAAGTTATTGTCATGAACCACGGGCATCCCCACTATCAAGAAATAGAGATTTTCAAATTCATACTTTAATCGATAAATTGCAGAAACAGAATCCATTGCCCCCTTATTAGGGGTGATGAACCCTAAAGATAAGATAACAGTTTTATCATCAGGAATGTTAAGATATTTACGACTTTCATCATGCCCACGCGCCTGTACTTTTACAGAACCATGAGGAAGCAATGAGGTGTTGTTAACTCCAACATTTCGAAGAGCATCCTTACCTCCTTGCCCATGACAAATGATTATGTTAACATACGTGGAAATTTGTTGGATAGCACTGTTAAGATGGTCTTCAGAGAAAATCGTATGGAATGTGACTACAACGGGAATCTTCTTTTCTCTTAACTTTTTCAACATTTCTACAAATGCTGATTGATTCTGAAACAACCCAAACTCATGCTGAATATGAACAATATCCACATCAGATTCTATAAGAGCGTGGGTAAGCTCTATTAAATCATCCTTTCGACTCCAGCATCTGCAAATAGGGTGTTTAAGGCAGTTTTCAGTGTCAGTTAAAACACCTAGTTTATTACCAAAAATTTGGACTTGACCTTCCGGATAATGTTCAACTAAATGCTCAGTGTAAGTACTTATTCCACATTCTACATTAAATGTACTCACTATTCCTATACGCATTTTTTACCTTTTTATTTTATTTTTACTATACTCGCTTAGTCATAAAATTTTTATTTTACCACACAACTATCTCAACTCGACGCCACGTGTTATCATCTACGCATATATATATATACCAATTAGTACCCGCGTTAGGCGTTCCATAAGTCCACTCACCTTTAACACCTGCAGTTCCTATATTGGGAATTGACTCATCCTTATTCCGCAATCCACCAACGGTACAATCTAAGAATCCATCCATCATAACATTTCCAGCCGCATCAACGGAAAATCCTGTATCTCCATAACCACCGCCACAATGGAGGGACTGACCAAAATACCCTTCCCGCGTCACATGAAGATCACGACCAATAATAGCATCGTTCTCTACTGTAATGGATTCAAACAACCCCAAACTAGATCCCGTTAAAGCCTCATCTATAAGTTCAGAAAGTCTGACTTTATAAGCCCAAGGTGTATAATCATCTAACAGTTTAGTTTGAGCAACCGTCAATACATTATAAGAATAAGACATTTTCATTCCTCCCTTAGTTCAATCCTTTATTAAGTTTTCTTTTCATCTTTATTTGAATCTTTTGCTTCATTAAAAGCTTCAATGATCTGCCCTAAAACTAATGCAGTGAATTGTTTGTTCTCTCTCACTGCTTGTATAAGACCTTGAAAATCAGACCCATCTATTTCTACTTCTTCTCTATCATGAAAACGTCTCGCAATCTCTAATGCCTTTAAAGGGTCTCCCTTAAATGCCTGTCCCTGATAATTGCTCGTTATTGCTTCTATCACTTTACCAATCGTTAAAACACCTTCCCCCATCTTTAATGGTTCACCATCCAATGTCTCCAACACCTTTTTAGTTTGAATCTTTTTCATCTTGTTCCCCTTTCGGTTGTAGTTTTAATTTTAGTTTTTATTAAAATGCTATCCAATTCCTAGCTGGTCCAACCTGATTAGTGCACATATACTGAGTCCCTGTAACAATATCAATGACAGGTGCCCCACTATTATTCACGAGTGCCGCACCAGCGGGGCCTGCTGTCTCAGGATCACCAGATACATAAGAATAAGCACCTTCACCAAGCCTAATTCCAT